GGCGGCACTAACCGGAACCAACGACTCCCGTAGTACCTGTTGACCCTGTTGATAACCTTGGCGGTAACGATCCCGATCCGGATACCGGGACCTATGCAACCGCGAGTAGCGCAGGATGTTAATGTAAGTGCCGCGTTCTAATTATGGTTTGACGGGCGCTGTTCCAACGCAACCGGTTGATTCAGGGAACCCTTTTGCAAGACCTGAAAGCCAGCAAGGGATAGGTTCTTTAGGAGGCGGCTAACTTTTGAGATAGTTAAGTACATAACTTTGTGGTAAATTAACCCGTATGGGTCTTTTTAACATGGGGCAAGTATGTGTTAGCAGAACTAGCTGCCTTCAACGCGGGCTTTAGCGTTGTGAAACAGGTCATTGCCAACGGCGGTGATCTTGCAAACGCCTTTGGTTCCATCCAAAAAATGGTGGGGGCTAAAGAAGCGTTACGTGCTAAACAAAAGAAGAATGAGAACAGTGTGTTTTCTTTCTTGGGCACTAAGAAGTCTAACGACTTTGAAGAGTTCATGGCGTTAGATAAGATACGAGAGACCGAAAAAGAACTGCACGAATACATGAAGATATATGGAAGAATCGGGTTGTACGATGACTGGATTCGCTTCCAAGCCGAGGCTCGCAAGAGACGGATAGCGGAGAGAAAAGAGATTGAAGCTATTGTGGCTCAAAGATGGGAGATTTTTTATTGGTGTTTAGGCTTCATGCTGTTGGCCCTTGGCTGTTGGGGGATCGTCGAGTATCTTATTTTTATAAGGGACTCACGCTAAGATAAAAAAGGAGGCGAAATGTTACAATCACTAATCGGTCCCGTGACAGGGCTCTTAGATAAATTTATCCAAAGACAAAGATACCAAGGCCCAACTAGCGCATGACATTGGGACCATGGCCGAAAAACATGGTCAAGAAATTGCCCTAGCGCAAATTGCCTTAAACACTGCTGATGCCAAAGGAAACTTCTTTCAATCTTCTTGGAGGCCGTTATGTGGGCACGTTTGCGTTCTTGGTTTAGCCGTCAATTTTTTAATATCACCCATAGCAGCGGGCTTTGGAGTAGATGTCCCACAAGCAGACATGTCGGTAATGATGCCAGTTCTCATGGGAATGCTCGGTCTGGGGGGACTCCGCTCGTTCGAGCGCGTGAAAGGCGTAATAAAATGACCTTTAAATTATCAAACCGCAGTCTAGGTAAACTAGAAGGCGTACACCCTCTGCTAGTTAAAGTTGTTGAAACTGCTATCCAGCATACACAAACAGATTTTGGCGTTATCTTTGGTGTCAGGACGTTGGCCGAGCAGCAAGAGCTGTTTGACAAAGGCGCGTCTAAAACCATGAACAGCAACCATTTGATCCAAGACGACGGTTATTCACACGCCGTTGATCTGATGGCGTATGTTGGTTCGCGGGGATCGTGGGAACTTTCTTTGTATGACGATCTGGCGGATGCTATGAAGATAGCGGCTGAAAAGCATGGCGCTCATATTCGTTGGGGCGGTTCATGGACGGTAGATGATATCCGTACATGGGATGGCACGATGGAAGAAGCAATGAACAGTTATGTTGATCTTCGACGCTCTCAAGGCAGACGCCCTTTTATAGATGGACCCCACTTTGAACTGCGATCTCTCGCATAATTATTTATTTTGTCCTAGCACCTCCCATATAAGGTGTGATACGATTATATCAGACAATGTTTGATTATATGCGAGGGGTAGATGGACGAAATTTATGTAGCCGAAGCTGTTTTTAGAATCTTGAGAGATAGACGGCAAGGCGTGACAGATTTGATGATATACGGTAACGTGAAGTCAATGGAACAATATCGTGAGCTTATGGGCAACTTAGAATGTCTTACTCACGTGGAACAGGAACTCAAGAGCCTGCTAGATAAACAGGAGCAATCATTATGATTAGCCAAGACAAAGAAGATACAACTCCAAAAGTAGTTTTTGAAAAGACTGCCAAGGAGATTGCTAACGACAAAAGAGCAGAAGCCAAGGCGCAAGAAGACGAAGCCAAGGCGAAGAAAGAAGCACAAAGCCTTGCTGATGCTTACGTGGAAAAACCACGCTTGAATCCCGAAGCCATCGGGAAAACTCTCTTAGACCGGATGCCTAACCCTACGGGTTGGCGGATTTTGATCCTACCTTATCAAGGTAAGGGTAAAACCGCAGGCGGTATTTTTCTACCTAGTGAAACAGTAGAAAAAAGCCAAATCTCCACTCAAGTTGGTTACGTTCTTAAAGTGGGCCCACTCGCCTACCAAGACACAGCCAAATTCCCTACTGGACCATGGTGCGAAGAAAAGCAGTGGGTGATGTTTGCCCGTTATGCTGGTTCACGCTTCCAGATAGACGGCGGAGAAGTCAGAATCCTGAATGATGATGAAATTCTATCAACCATTCTGGACCCGGAAGATATACATCAATTAAACTAAGGAGATAAAAATGGCCGAGAATAACGAAGTCGAATTAGACGTCGGTGATGCGGAAGCTGTAGACATAGAGGTGACGGAGGATATTCGTGAAGATGACGATAGTTCCGAAGGCTCTGAAGACCAGTTTTCCAAAGCTGAAACGTCAACCCAGAAGCGTATTAGTCGTCTGACTAAAAAGATGCGTGAAGCAGAACGTCGTGAGCAAGAAGCAATTAAGTATGCTCAAGCTGTTCAGGGTGAATCAAATAACCTCAAACAACGTATGACCAGTTTAGACACTCACTACGTTGCAGAGTATACCAGCCGAGTTAACACTCAAATATCCCAAGCGGAAGCTAATCTAACTCGCGCAATTGAGTTAGGTGACAGTCAAGCAACGGTTGAAGCTCAACGAACACTTACCAGTTTAGCTATTCAACAAGACCGTGCTAATCAGGCAAAGATGCAGTCGCAGCGACAGCAACAACAAGCAGCCGCAGCTCAACAGCACCAAGCCCGTCAGCCTATGCCCGCACAGCAGCCTAAAAGACCCGACCCTAAAGCAGAGTCGTGGGCTATGCGAAACAGTTGGTTTGGCTCAGACGAAGCAATGACGTATGCTGCGTTTGGTATACACAAAAGGCTAGTCGAAGACGAAGGGTTTGACCCCAACGGAGAAGACTACTATACTGAACTTGATCGCCGTATTTCTGACAAGTTTGGAAACGGCTCAAACGGCACCAATAGACGACCCGCTCAGACAGTCATTGGCGCTTCAAGAACACCATCTGGGCGCAGTAGTGGGAGAAAGGTCCGACTCACCCCGAGCCAAGTCGCAATTGCGAAAAAATTGGGTGTGCCGCTTGAAGAATATGCGAAATACGTGAAGGAGTAAAAGAAAATGACTGAACAAAATGACCAAGAAAAAGGTAGTTCGGCTATGAACCGTACTTCTCGCGCTAACCAAACTCGGGAGAAACAGGCTGTTCGTAAGCCATGGGCTCCCCCGTCTATGCTAGATGCACCACCTGCCCCTGATGGCTTTAAACATCGTTGGATTCGCGCCGAAACGCGTGGCTTTGATGATACAAAGAACATCAGTGCCAAATTAAGGGAAGGTTATGAACTGGTCCGTAAGGACGAGTATCCTGACTTTGAAAGCCCTACTGTTGAAACAGGTAAATATCAAGGTGTGTTTGGAGTTGGCGGATTGCTACTCGCTCGGATTCCGGACGAAACTGTAACTGAAAGGACTAACTACTTCGCAGGTCGAAGTAAAGACCAGATGGATGCAGTGGATCACGACATGATGAGAGAGAATGCACATTCATCGATGACGATCAATAAACCCGACCGTCAATCTCGTGTAACTTTCGGTGGCCCCAACAAATGAAATGGGCTACCCCTTTAGGAGAGAACTAAAATGGCTAATACAAATACTGCCTATGGTCTCCGTCCTATCGGGCTTGTTGGAAGCGGTGTAAATTCTACTGGTGTAACTCAGTATGAAATCGCCTCTAACAATACCAATGTGATCTACCAATATGGTCTTTGCGTTCCGCTTGCTGCGGGCGTTATTGACTATGCTGGTGCCACAAGTGGGGGAACTACCCCCGCACTTGGTGTCCTGATGGGTGTGGAGTATGTAGATTCGGTTTCTAAGAAACCAATCTGGATCAGCTACTGGCCCGGTTCCGGCTCTGTAAGCGTGGATACGAACTATCCTGTTAAAGCTTTCGTCGCCGACAACCCTAACCAGTTGTTTAAAGTAGCGTCTGACGCAACACTAACTGATCGTGCTACCGCACAAGCAGCCGTGTTCGCAAACGCTTCATTGGGAACTTCAGCACGTACTGGTACTGCTGTAGGTAACTCAAATTCCGCCTTGGGCGTGTCTACAATTGCAACAACGGCAACGTTGCCTTTGCGTATTGTTGGCATTCAAGACGACGCAGGGAACACGGACTTCAGTGAAGCCGGTATTCCTTTTATCGTCAGGATAAACGCTCATTATAATTCAAACACAAGCCGTTTCGACTCGCAGACTACCGCGACCGCAACTGGCGTATAAGGAGGGCTAAGACATGGCTATTTCTCGCGCACAATTAGCGAAAGAGCTTGAACCCGGCCTAAACGCCTTGTTTGGACTCGAATATAACCGTTACGAAAATGAGCACACTGAAATCTTTGACGAAGAGTCTTCGGACAGAGCGTTTGAGGAAGAAGTAATGCTCGGTGGTTTCTCCACAGCACCCGTTAAAAATGAAGGCCAGTCCATCAGTTTTGACGACGCTCAAGAGACTTATACCGCTCGTTACACTCACGAAACCATTGCGCTTGCGTTCTCAATTACTGAGGAAGCAGTGGAAGACAATCTGTATGATCGTCTTGCATCGCGCTACACCAAAGCTCTGGCTCGCTCTATGGCCCAGACTAAGCAAATCAAAGCGGCAGCAATCCTGAACAATGCGTTCACGGCTGGTGTCAATGCGGTTGGCGATGGTGCAGCACTTTGTTCAGCAGCGCATCCGTCTTTATCTGGTAACCAAACCAACGTCTTGGCAGTTGCTGCCGACCTTAACGAAACTTCGTTAGAGCAGATGTTGATTGATATTGCTGGTATGACAGATGAGCGTGGTTTGAAGATTGCTGTTCGCGGCATGAAGCTTATTATACCTAAAGAGCTTCAGTTCATCGCAGAGCGAGTTATTAACTCGAACCTGCGCTCTGGTACTGCGGATAACGACAATAACGCAATGAAGTCTATGGGAATGCTTCCAGACGGTGCGGTGGTAAACCACTTCCTCACTGACACAGATGCTTTCTTCATTAAGACTGATGCACCTAACGGCTTCAAATACTTCAACCGTTCAGCCATTAAAACGGCGATGGAAGGCGACTTTGATACCGGCAACATGCGCTTTAAGGCTCGTGAACGTTACTCTTTCGGTGTATCCGATTGGCGTGGTGTTTACGGTACTCCCGGCGCTGCGTAATTTACGCAAACCTGTTGTACGAGAAAGGGGGCTTCGGCCCCCTTTTTTTATCTTAATATTGACAGGTAAAAGGTACAATGGTATGTTGAACCTATCGGGAAACATTCCGGTGAATCTGACAGGCCCGACTGACGATATGCAGACAGATTTGCCTTAAACTCGCATATGAGGAAAATATTATGGGCGCTACGACTTTTTCAGGTCCCGTCAAATCCCTCGGTGGATTCATTTCCGCTGGTTCTGACAATGACATCAACATCACTGCTGATGACACTCTCACCGTACAAGGCTTTGCTGGTCGGATGCTTCGTGTAAACGACGCTGACTGCAAAATCACGTTGCCCACTATTGTGGCTACGACCCCTAACGACCCCACCGCCCCTGATCAGGCCAACAATATTGGCGCTTCTTTTAGCTTCTTTATTGAAACAACCGCGACTGACTTAGACATTAAGACAGACGGTACTGATAAGTTTGTGGGTGGTCTTTATACCGGCGTTACTAACGCTACGGGTAAAACGTTTATTTCGGGTGCGGCTAACGACGTCATCACTTTAAACGGTACTACTAAGGGCGGACTTGCCGGTTCAATGATCACCGTAACGGCCATTGCTTCAGCAAAATACGCTGTCACTGGTATTACGTTGGGTTCTGGTACGCTAGTGACTCCTTTCGCTGACTCGTAATAGGAGAAACCGCATGTCGGGTTCAGATGTAAGATCGATACGCATAACCGCGACGGGATCAGTAGGTGTTGGTCCCGCTCGTATTAGGCAGGTTCAAGTCAAAACAACGACGGGTTCTCCACGCCTTACGATAACGGACGGAAGCGGTGGCGCGGTTGCCTTGGACATGGATTTAAATGCCTCGGCAACGCACTCTGCTAACATCCCTTCTGACGGCATTCGAGTCTCTGATATCTGGGTATCTGCGGTAACCGCCATTACGTCGGTTACTGTTTTTTACAGTTGAAGAAGGGATAAATTATGGCGTCTGATGTAAAAGCAACCTACCTAACCGCAACCGGAACCGTTTTTGCGGGTAGATCGCGCATAAAGGCTATCCATTATCAAGCGGGTTCTAGTCCTTCTTTGGTTTTAAAGACCGGAAGTACGAGCGGAACCACACAGTTAACGTTAGCTTTTGCTAACAGCACTGATGACAATGTTTATATACCGGACGAGGGGATGTTATTTAGTGACGGATGTTATGCCGTACTGACTAACATCACCAACATCACGGTCTTTTATAACTGAGGTAGTTATGGTCACGCAAGTAACACCTCCTACGAAACAAAAACGAGCGCAAGGTAAGAAAAGACCGGCATGGCGTGACGGGGATATTATGAAAGTAACAGAAGTTTTAGCCAAGCTAGAGAAGCACGAAGCCGAATGTAACTTACGCTACAAGAGGATTGAGGAGAAACTAGGCGAACAAAAAACTTCAATGAAAGCCTTGGACCTTAAAATATGGGGTCTTGCGATCCTAATAATAATAGCGCCGATGGTGCACAAGTTCTTGTCGTAGCCATGAACATAGCTTTCTTCAGTGACCCCTTAGAGGCGGAGATTGTAAAAGAGATCAAACTTTGGTCTTCCGATATTTTAGAAAAACCTAGCCCTTACTTTAATAACTTGCCCCCGTGTCCGTATGCCCGGAACGCGTGGGTAGACGACAAAGTAGCTATTCTTTTCATTCACGAAGAGAACTACCAGACCTTATATTCCTGTATGTCACAATGGGACGATAAACACGATATCGCGATCATTGCTGATTTAGGAAACACCAAGAATTCAGAAGACTTCCACGAATACCTAGACGGTTTAAACAACTGTATTTCAGAAGGTATGTTCATAGACAAAGACATTTGGTTGATGGGTTTTCACCCGGACGACGAGCCTAGCGAGTTTGTTCAAGACGTAGAGTTTGCGCCTTTGGTAGAAACGCCCTATGCTATGATATTCGTCCAACGTTTGTCTAAGTTGCAACAAGCGGCAGACAAGCTGGATAAAAAAGGCTATTATGATACTTATGATGCCGAATATAATGCACGTGACATATACGAACTAAGAGAAACCCTGTATAGGAGATTAAAAGATGGCGATGAAACCCAAAAAGCGTAAGGTTGTAGCAAAACCAATGCGTAACGGCGGCATGGTTAAAAAAATGCGCGGCGGGGGTATGGTTAAGAAAATGCGCAAAGGCGGAAAAGTAAGCAAGTGCGCGGTGAGGAATGCCTAATGGCAAGCAAGGGTTTATATGCGAATATTAACGCAAAAAAGAAACGCATAAAAGCGGGTTCTAACGAAAAAATGCGTAAGCCCGGAACAAAAGGCGCTCCTACCGCTAAAGCTTTTAAGCGGTCGGCGAAAACCGCAAACAAAAAAAGGTAGGTACGGATTATGGCTACATCCGGAAGCAAAGATTTTGAACTTGATGTTGCAGAGTATGTCGAAGAGGCATTTGAACGCTGCGGTCTTGAAGTTCGGACGGGTTACGATTTAAAATCCGCAAAGCGGTCTTTGAACCTATTGCTGGCGGACTGGGCTAACCGTGGTCTAAACCAATGGACAATTAAACAACGCACTATTACGATGATTCCCGGCACAGGTGAATACAGTGTAGGCGCGGACGTTATTGATATTCTATCTGTTGTTGTCCAGCGTGATGGCACAGACTACTCTCTATTACGTTTGAGCCGCGATGGTTATTTGACTATTCCTAACAAGACCACCCAAGGTCGAGTTAATCAATTCTTCTTAGATCGACAGATTTCTCCTAATTTAAAGCTATGGCCAGTCCCGGATAACAACACCGATGTTGTTTATTATGACGCGTTAACGCGTATGGACGATGCCGACATCTACACAAACACTATGGACGTACCTTTTAGGTTTTATCCTTGTTTAGCCGCAGGTTTAGCTTATTATCTGGCCTTAAAAAGGGCTCCAAATCGTGTTCAGATGCTAAAAGCTATGTATGAAGAAGAGTTTGAAAGGGCCGCAGTAGAGGATAGAGACCGTTCTTCCTTTAACGTTGCGCCCCAGTTTGATTATTACAGGGTAGGCTGATGGGTAAATATGCTTCAGGCAAAGAATCTTACGCGATCTCAGATAGGGACGGTTTCCGCTATCCTTATCGCCTGATGAAAAAAGAATGGAACGGCCTTTTGGTTGGACCAGACGAGTGGGAGGCTAAACAACCTCAGTTGGGTCCTTTTCGTAAAGTGTCTGACCCGGAAGCTTTGCAAAATGCACGTCCGGATCGAGTCGAGCCTTTAGATGTTTACGTGGGAGTGCCTTTAGTGATTGCACCTACTTTACTTCCCGTGCAGGCGTTCACGCAAGTTGGAACAGTGACGGTGACCACATGAGTTTTACATACGCACAGCTAGAAACAGCTATTCAAGACTACACAGAGAACACTGAAACGTCTTTTGTTAGTAATTTGGCTACATTTATTACGCAGGCAGAGGAAAGAATACTTAAAAGTGTTCAGTTAAGCCTTTTCCGCAAGAATGTAAGCGGCAGTGTGGCCAATGCTAATCGGTTTTTGGCTTGTCCTAGTGACTATTTAGCACCTTTTTCTTTATCTTTTGTTGATGCAAGCAGTGATCATGTCTTTTTAGACTTTAAAGACCCTGATTATGTGCAATCCTTTAACCCAGATGCAGCAACTGTTGGTTTACCCCGATATTACGCTGTTTATGACGTAGATAACTTTATTTTAGGACCTACTCCAAATGCAGCGTATAATGTAGAATTACATTACTTTTATAGGCCTGCTAGTTTGACTGCGGGAGCCGCGGGCGGAACAACATGGCTTAGTGAGAATGCTTCGATAGCTTTGTTATACGGTTCTTTGATAGAAGCGTACATATTCATGAAGGGTGAGCCCGACATGATGGCGCTATACGAGAAACGGTTTACTGAAGCGATTTCTGGAATGAAGATGTTTGGTGAGGCTAAAGAAGTAACGGACGAGTACCGTACTGGACAAGTCAGAAGGCCTAAACAATGAATGATTCAGGACTAGGTAAGGTGCCAACTTTCAAAGTGGACGTACACACCACTAATGGAAGGGGCTTTACACCAGAGGAGATTGCGGAGAGGTGTGCTAACAAGATTATAGCCATTTCTGATGACGCAAACCCTGCAATTCGGGCGCAAGCTCACGCTTTTCGAGGAGAGTTACTTAAAACCCTCGTATTTTACATGCGTGAGGCTGTTAAGTCTGATAGAACTACTGTGTATAACGCTTTAACCGACGCAGGCCAAACAGAGCTTGCTAAATATATAAGGAGACTGTGACCATGGCCTTTTCAGGAAACTTCATGTGCACCAGCTTTAAGAAAGAATTGCTGTATGGTGCCCACGATTTCGACGCGTCAAGCGGCGATACATTTAAAATTGCGCTTTATACAAGCTCGGCAACGCTTAATGCTGCGACGACTGCGTATGCGACTACTAACGAAGTTAGTGGTACTAACTACGTGGCAGGCGGCGGGACTTTAACCCCGGTGGACCCTACCTCGTCAGGAACGACAGCTTTGCTGGATTTCGTAGACGAAACGTGGTCTAGCGCCACCATTACGGCTCGGGGAGCGTTGATTTACAACACTACTCCGAATACGACGTCTATCTCTCTATCCAACCCAGCAGTAATTGTTCTGGACTTTGGCGGAGATAAGACATCGACAGCCGGTGACTTTACGGTGGTGTTTCCGACGGCTGATGCAAGTAATGCGATTATTCGGATAGCGTAATGGCTGACGTAACCGTCTACTTTAGAGGCTGGAATTCTGTCAGTCAAAGTTGGGGCGGTGGTCCTTGGGGCCAGAATGAGGCACTTCCGGGATCAGTCGGAGGTGTGGGCACAGTAAGTGTCGTCGCCGAGGCAAATGCCCTCGTCACCGGATTAGCAGCAACCGCCAGTGTTGGTGGAGTTACTGTTACCGCAGATGCAAACGCAAACGTTACAGGTGTAGCGGGAACGGGTGTTGTTGGTGCGGTTACCGTAGATGCCGCCGCTAATGTCCCTGTTACAGGTTTAGCCGCTACGGGAAGTGTTGGCGGAGTTACCGTAGTAGCAACCGCAAACGTTTACCCGATAGGTCTCGCAGCAACAGGCGTAGTTGGTACAACCACCGTCGTTGCCGATGCAAACGTAAGCGTAACCGGGCTTGCAGGCACTGCAAGTGTTGGCGCAGTTACGGTAAAAACTGGACAAACCATTGTAGTTACGGGTGTTCAGGCAATAGGACAAGTTGGTAGCGTCGTCGCAAATGCAGACGCTATCGTTAATGTAATAGGAGTCAATGCAACTGGGGTTGTTGGACAAGTGCTGGTTTATGGAAGTATTGTGCCGGATCAAAATCCGAACTATACTAATATTACACCAAGTCAGAATCCGACGTGGGCGGAGGAAGTGCCAAACCAGAGTGCTAATTGGACAAAAATAGCAGCGTGAGGAATTAAAGATGCCCAGTACATATACAGTTAACCTCGGGATTGAAAAACCGGCAACCGGTGAGCAATCAGGTACATGGGGTGATACAGTCAATGATAACTCTAATATATTAGACGAAGCCATTAACGGGGTCGTTTCGATAACGCTCGCCGCAGCAGGTTCGTCTGGCTCCCCCAATCAAATTGCTATCACCAACGGTGCCTCGTCTACCGGTCGTAATAAATGGATCGAATTTGCCGATGGCGGCGATTTAGGTGCTACGGCGTATGTGGAACTGATTCCAAACGACGCTGAAAAAATATGCTTTATCCGGAACAGCCTTGCTGGCAGCCGGTCTATCCTTCTTTTCCAAGGTACATATAACGCAAGCAACGATCTTGAGATCGCGGCAGGCACTGACGTGGTTGTTAAGTTTAGCGGCACGGGCACAGGCGCGACCGTAGTCAACATCAACGCTAACTTGAAGGTTGACGGAATTGTTGCGACAACTGCTGATATTAATGGCGGCACAGTTGATGCCACCGTTATTGGTGGCGCATCCGCCGCCGCTTTGACCGCTACTACTGTTGTTGCTAACACCAGCGTTAATATCGCAGGTGATGGTGCTACGGTAACCGGGATTAAAGACGAAGATAACATGGCGTCAAACAGCGCCACAAAACTAGCTACTCAGCAGTCTATTAAGGCGTATGTTGATAGCCAAGTCGGGACGGTTGACACTTTAGCCGAGATTTTGACTAACGGTAACACTACCGGATCAAACGACATTGATGTAGATGCCGCTCAAAAAGTACAATTCCGCGATGCGGCTATATACATTAACTCTAGTGTTGACGGACAGCTTGATATTGTAGCTGACACTGAAATTCAGATTGCTGCGACCACGATTGACATTAATGGCGCGATTGTTGCCAGTGGTGACATTTCTGCGGCATCGCTAGATATTTCTGGTGACGTTGATATTGACGGCACTTTGAATGTAGACGCTATCGACATTGACGGCGCGGTCCAGCTTGACGCTACTCTTACCGTAGGTGTTGATGACACGGGTTATGACGTTAAGTTTTACGGTGCAACCGGCGGCGCTTACATGCTCTGGGATCAGTCAGCAGATGACTTGATTCTAGCAGGAGCGGGCGGACTTGTTGTTGCAGGCAACGTAGACTTTAATGGCGATTTAGACGTAGACGGTACAACCAACCTTGATGTCGTTGACATTGATGGTGCTGTGGATATGGCATCTACGCTTACCGTTGCAGGAGTCCTAACAGGTACATCCCTAGACATCTCAGGCGACATAGACGTAGACGGCACGACTAACCTTGATGTCGTGGACATTGATGGCGCTGTGGATATGGCGAGTACGCTTCAGGTTGATGGCGCGACTACCGTAGATGGCATTCTATACCTTAATAACAACGGCAACAGGACTAACGGCGGAAATCTAAGATTAGGTATTTCTACCGACGACACTACAAAATACGTCGCAATAACATCTACTCAATACGATTCAGGAACTGAAACAGAGGGCTATGCTCTAATCTCAGGAACAGCTAGTGATGCAACTGCGAGTTCCGTCGTTATTGGCGGCGGGATTGACGAAATAAATTCGGCTACACAAGTCTCAATCCATACGGCCTCCGCAACAACAAGATCGGGAACATTAAGGCTTAAAGTTGATGTGAATGGAACATTGACGACCTATGGTACCGCAATATTCAACGAATCAGGGGCTGACGCTGACTTCCGCGTTGAGTCTGACGCAGTCACTCATTGTTTATTTGTGGATGGTGGTGCTAATTCTGTGGGTATAGGACAATCTTCCCCAGATTCAAGATTGCACGTAATTGATAACACAAATAGTACGATAATGCCGTTTATTGTTGGTAATGAAAATGTTACTGCCAGCTCAACTAGCCAAGTTGTTCAAATGGGTTTTGGATTAGCTAGAGATAGTGGAACGGTAAAAAACAACGCTGGAACAATCTCAGTTGGTAAAGAACTAGCTTGGACAGGTGCAGACGGTAACATTGATTCGTACATGAGTTTTTCAACCTATCAAAATAATGCGTCTAACGAACGCCTCCGCATAGCCTCTAATGCTAGACAAACGATTAATGGAAGTGCTACAGCTAATGGGCACGGTAATTTTGTAGGTGAAGTGGGTGCCAGCAGTAAAGCATTAATGTTTGAAAATACTGTTGGCGGAGGTGAGACTGGTTCAATAACAACAGGTGCTTCATCTGCGGCCTACAACACATCTTCAGATTATAGATTAAAAGAAAATATAGACTACACATGGGATGCAACAACTAGATTAAAGCAACTCAAGCCAGCAAGGTTTAACTTTATTATTGACGATACAAACACTCTTGTTGATGGTTTTATAGCTCACGAAGCACAAGCCGTTGTACCTGAAGCAGTACATGGAACACACAACGAAGTTGATGCAGACGGCAATGCAGTAATGCAAGGCATAGATCAGTCTAAACTTGTACCACTATTAGTAAAAACAATCCAAGAGCTAGAAGCGAGAATAACAGCTTTAGAAAGCTAAACATTAAAGGAGAAAGAAACATGGCAATCACAAACACTTGGTCAGTGAACAACATGCAACACACGGACGCTGATGGCGGTGTCTTTTTAGTTTATTGGTCTATGGTAGCGCAAAGCGATGGCACTCCGTCCTACAGTGCTTCTGAAGGCGGCAAGCTGCGTTGTGAGTATGACGCTTCAAGCCCGACCTATATCCCATACGCTGATCTAACAGAGAACGAAGTTCTTGGTTGGGTATACGACAGCTTGATCGAAGGCGAAGAAACCGCTGCCGAAGCTAAAGCTCGCGTAGAAGCTGATCGGGATTCAAAGGTACAGAAGCAAATTGATGCGGCTGCAACGACTGAATCTGGGATGCCTTGGGCACCTGCTCCCGCAGAATAATTAACTTAAATAAGGAGACTTATAATGGCTAAAAATGAAAACAAAACCATTACTGTCAATGATGTAGAACACAACATTGAAGACCTAACCGAGCAACAACTTGCGATGGTTAACCACATTGCTGATCTGGACAAGAAGCTAGGAAGCCTTGGCTTTAACATGGATCAGCTAAAAGTAGGCCGAGAGGCTTTTGTCAATATGCTTTCAAGGTCTTTAGAAGAACCGCCAGAAGACGAAAAGGGATGATATGCCACTTACTAAGTTACAGTTCCGCCCCGGCGTAAATAGAGAGACTACCTCGTATTCTAATGAGGGTGGTTGGTTCGACTGTGACAAAGTAAGGTTTCGGTTTGGAACCCCAGAGAAAATCGGCGGGTGGGAAAAACTGTCTGGGCAAAGCTTTTTAGGCACGGCTCGGGCGCTACACCCCTTCGTCGCTCTGGACGGAACAAGCTTTCTTGGCGTTGGTACGCACCTAAAGTATTACCTTGAAGAAGGTGGTGGCTTTAACGACATTACCCCGTTGCGTGTAACTACCGCCGCGGGCGCTGCTACGTTTGCCGCGGCCAACGGATCATCTACTATTACGGTCACAGACGCAGATCACGGGGCTAACGAGAATGATTTCGTTACGTTTTCAGGTGCGGCGTCATTAGGTGGGCTTGTTACAGCGGCAGTATTGAACCAAGAATACCAAATATTCAATATTGTGAGCACCAGTGCTTACCAGATAAAGGCAAGAGCGGTTGCAACCGTTGCTCAAATTACCGTAGATGGGCAGTACACGCCTACTCTTATTGTAGCCAACGGCTCTGACACCGGAAACGGCGGCGGTTCTGTTGTCTGTAAATACCAAATTGTAACGGGACTGGACACCACGGTTTCCGGAACAGGTTGGGGTGCGGGAACATACAGCCGTGGCACGTGGGGATCGGGCGCTAGTCTTACAGCGGTTGGTGATATCCTTCGGATTTGGACCCATGACAACTTCGGTGAAGACTTAATCATTAACGTCCGCGATGGTGGTATCTACTATTGGGACAAATCAACAAGCTCGGCCCCTTTTGCGCGGGCCGTGGCGCTTTCGGATTTAGCCGGGGCCGACGCAACGACACCTACGGTAGCTAAACAAGTTTTAATATCGGATCGCGACAGGCACGTCATTGTGTTTGGGTGCGATGCGCAAAAACAATATCGGCGTACAAGACCCGCTTTTGATTCGTTTCTCAGACCAAGAAAACCCTTTAGTGTGGACAGCACAGCCTACTAACACCGCGGGTGATTTGCGGATTGGTACGGGGTCAGAGATTATAACGGCGGTTGAAACACGTCAGCAAATCCTTGTGTTTACAGACCGCTCGCTTCACGCGATGCAGTATTTAGGGCCTCCGTTTACTTTCGGAATTAGTTTAATTTCTGAAAATATTACCATCGCTAGTCCGCTTTCTGCTATTGCGGTAGACGATTCAGTATATTGGATGGGCGAAGAAGAGTTTTATGTCTACACAGGACAGGTGCAGAAGCTGCCTTGTTCTGTCCGATCTTACGTGTTTGGAGACTTTAATACGTCCCAGATAGAGAAGGTTACGGCGGCTGTTAACTCTAGTTTTTCTGAAATATGGTGGTTTTATCCTTCCGCGGGCTCTGAAACTAACGATAAATATGTTATTTTCAACTACCAAGAGCAGGCGTGGTACTACGGAACAATCGCTCGGTCCGCATGGATTGATAGGGGGATTGCTCAGTATCCTATTTCCGCCGGTTTAGACGGATACTTGTATTACCACGAGTTTGGTCAAGATGACGGCAGCGTTAACCCGCCTGCGGCAATACCTTCTTTCATTGAAAGCAGTCAAATGTCTATTGGTGCGGGAGATAACTTTGTATTCTTGTCCCGGTTAATCCCAGATGTAACGTTTGACGGGTCTAGTTCACCAACGCCGTCGGTATCAATGACACTTGAAACAAGACAATTCCCCGGTACAGCGTATACTGGTACAAAAAGTAACACTGTACAGAGATCAGCAACTGTTCCAGTAGAGCAGTTTACGGATCAGGTGTTTGTTCGGTTAAGGGGTCGATCTTTTGCTTTTAAGATTGATTCTTCGGATACGGGAGTGGAATGGCGTTTAGGAACACCTCGTGTTGATCTACGACCGGACGGCAGACGATGAGTAGAGGACTTGTACAACCTTTATTCCCTAACCCTCCAGAGGGTTATGATCAACGATACCAGACGGAAGTTATGCGAGCGTTCTCGGTATTTTTGCAACAAGTAAATAATCCGGGACCTTGGCAAGCGTCTGCTTTGACACTTCCGAACCTGCAAACAGATAACGTAGGCCTTCCTTTAGGCGGTGTATTTCAATATGGAGACGAGTTACGGATTACCGTGGCTAACCTACCATACGCCAGAGGGTCACAAGCAACGGGAGCCGTAGGTCAAACTACGGTAGTAATAACATGACTGTTTTAACAATGCCTGACGGCAGTAAATGGAAACCTTCTACTAGCCTCGACGAGGTTCACTGTGTTAATTGTAATAACGTAGTGGACACTCCGGCTGAAATAGCCTCATATCCGAACGGAAATTGCACAGAATGCGGTTCTTCGTGGACGGGAGACGAGAAGAGAAGTACAATAATACAGGTAACCATGCCTGAAAGCATTACTGGTGGAGCGGGATAATGGCAAAATTAGCAAAAGAAATTGAAGTAATCGTTGAAGAACCCGAAATAGAAGTAGTTATTGAAGGTGTTGAAACGGACTCCGAAGACGAAAATGTTGAAGATACGTCCACTGAACTATCTGTTCCAGAAGGTGGTATCGGTGGTTTTGCTATGTCTGAAGAAGACTTTGCCGTTCTTGAAGCCGAAGAAGCTAAGAAAGAGTTTGGCGAAGCCGGTTTAGGCCAGTTTACCGCGGTTGCTAAGAAAATGGCAGGCTATGGTCGCTTTGGCGATGATAGTGTTGCACACATTCAAACAGGTGAGATTGTTGTTCCTCTTGCCTTGATCGAAAACAATCCCGCCCTAAAAGAACAGATTTTTAAGAATTTACGCGATAACGGTATCGAAGACCCTGAACAGTACGTTGTGGGCAGCGAGGCCAACAGTATTAACCCTGAAACAGGCTTGATGGAGTTTGGATTCTTTTCCAAGCTTTGGAAGGGCATTAAGAAGGTTGTTAAAGCTGTTGTTAAGGTCGTCAAGAAGATTGCTCCAATTATCTTGCCTATCGCATTAGCCTTCACGCCTCTCGGACCAATTTACGGTGCGGCGATGGGTTCTGGTATTGGAACGCTTATAAATGGCGGCAGTATTAAGGACGCTTTGAAGTCCGCTCTTATTTCTGGTGCTACGGGTGCCGTGTTCCAAGGCTTTACTGGAGCAGAAGCTACATTTGGGGCAAACGTCCAAGCGGGACTTGCTGACCCATTAGGTCGTATAAGCCAAACTGCGTCGGGTGCTATGACAAGTGCCGGTAACGTGTTTGGATCAGAAGCTACTAAAGCCGCCAACCTTACTGGCGGAGCTGGGGGTGGTGCAAAACAAACCTTCTTCAGTGATTACATTGCTGCGGCTCCCGGAGTCTCTAAAGTTCCGGGTAAAGTAGACTCATTTGGCGGCGATTCGTACATTAATGCTGACGGCGCGGTTGTAAACTCCCAAGGTCAGCTATTAGACGCTAGTGGTAACGTTATTATTTCTGAAACACCTATCGCAGACGCCGCAACAGAATCTGTTGTTGATACTGGTGGAACTACCGTTAGTGAAAGTATTAACGTTGACGACCCCGGTTTCATGGAAAAAGCCGGAGATTACATTAAACGTGGGGGTAAGACCGAACTTGAATTAGCTGAAGCGGCAACTACGGCAGAAAACAAGTATCTTGCAAGCATGGCAGACAAGGGTATAACGCCAACCGACGCTGGTTTAAAGGCTGCTATAAAATCGAGTCAACCCGGAATGCTGGCTAGGTTTGGACCTACTGCCGCAATTGCTGGAATTGGAGCCGCAGGTGCTGGTTTCTTTGACGTACCCGAGCAAGAAATGCCCGGATTAGTACAACGCCAAGAAGACGGTACAGTAACTACAGGTGCCGACCTTATTGCCGCCGATCCGGCTAAGTATCTAGTTGCAGACCTTGGTGCTACCCGTTTGAATCCAGACACAGGTGAGTACGAAGAAGTTGAAAACGAGTACACAGTTGAAGCGCCAGATACTTCTATGTATACCGTTCCAACCAACTACCCTATGCAGCAACAAGCTATTTCAGAGAACGGTTATCTGATGGCCAGTAACCCCGGTGGTCCGTTTGCACGTCCTTATGTGCAAGGAGCTGCTGAAGGTGGTCCTATCTTCCCTCGCCGTAATGGGGGTATTGCTCCTACTGAAGGAGTTCAAGGCCAAGACAGTGTTCGAGCCATGTTAATGCCCGGTGAGTTTGTAATGACTACCGACGCAGTACGAGGCTTGGGTAACGGAAACCTTAACAACGGTATCAAGAGTATGTACTCTGTAATGAGAAATCTTGAGAGTCGTGGGAGGAATACAGCGTAATGGCTGAAACTTCAGAACAGATTGTCCGCGAAGCACCCGAAATTGAGGCCTACAAGCTAGGTCTCCTTCAATCGGCAAAACAACTTGCGGACCAAGGCATTGAAATACCGCCTCAAATGGTTGCGGAAATGTCTGGCCTCCAGATTAAGGCAACTGAACTCGCGGAAGCGGGTATTGGTGGTTATCAGCCTTATTTACAGGAAGCCGGTTATACATTAGGCGACGCTCAACAAGCTCTTGGTAACACAATGGCGGGAGCTTTGCCATTCCAAGCTGAAGCTGGCGACTTGATGCGTAATGCCGCGGCTAACGTAACAGGTCAAACTACAGCGGCTCAAACTGGTATTCAAAATGCGATAGATTATGGCGCGGGTGCTACTGAAACAGCAACCACGGGCCTCGGGACAGCCGCCGCCGGAGCACGGGCCGCGGCTCTTGCCGGACAAAATGCGAGCGGTGCCGCTTCTGGCTTGATGCCGGGAGTCGTATCTAATGCTCAGTTAGGAAACAATGCGGCGTTAGCACAGGCTCAAAATGCTGTAAATGTTGCCGGTCAAACGGGTGTTGCTACAACTCTTGGAGAGCAGTTAGCTTCTTCAACGAATGCTGCGCGAGCAGGCACTACAACAGCCGGTCAAAATGCTTTAAATGCTGCCGGGACTGCTCAAGCAGGTATGGACGCTGCGAGTTTAGCGGGCGTTCTCCAAGCGGGTCAAGGCCAAGCTGGTTTAAATGCCGCAAGCACGTTAGCCGCACAACAAGCTGCTGCCGGACAGGCCGGTTTAACCTCTGCGGCACAAACCGCTTTAGCCGGTAGAGATATTGCCGGGACTGCAAACACTGCAACATCAGATGCTATTACCGCCGCTCGAAATGCTGCCGCACAAGGTGCAGGGGCATTAGGTCAAGCGGGACTTAGCGGCGCAGGTATTGCCGCCGACGCCGGTTTAGGGGCTCGAATAAATGCGGCTCAAACGGGCGAAAGTCTAGCACAAGTTAACCAACAAGCTCAGATCGCGGCCCAGCAAGCGGGTCTTGCGACCGATACCGCTATTGCAGGGGCACGTCAAGCCGTTACAGGTGCCGGAGCGGGTCTAAGTCAAGCAGGAATTGGTGGATTAGCTGCGGCACAAGAAGCCGGGGCGGCAACACAACAAGCTATTAATGCAGCACGGGCCACAGCCGCCGGAGGAGCGCAAGCACTTGGCGCAGCCGGGTTAGCCGGTTCGGACGCAGCGTCTCAAGCAGGGTTAGGCGCTAGATTAGGTGCTGCTGGAACGGCTCAAGGTTTAGCGGGCGTATCTGACGCTGCACGGGCCGCGGCACAGCAAACAGGTGTCGGCGTAGCAGGTGCTACTGACGCTGCACGGCTCGCGGCCCAACAAGCAGGACAAGGTTTAAGTGGCGTAAGTGGCCAAGCTAGAACCGACGCGGAAGCGGCGGGTGTTGGCGGAATAGGTGCTTATGAAAGAGCCATGGGCGGAATTGATGATGTTGCGACAGCGGCTAGAAATGTTGCAGGCCAAGCTAGAACAGGGGGTCAGACGGCAGCACAACAAGCGGCTTCACAAACCCAATCTGCTATTTCTGGCGCAAGAGGTATTACAAGTGACGCCGCTAGAGCTTTACAACAAGCAGGCGCGTTAGGAACACAATCCGCTCAACAAGGCATTGCTGGATTAGCCGGAACTACTGGTGCTTATGATCCTTCCAGTGCTGGTGCTTATATGAACCAGTACGAAGATGCCGCGGTTCAACAAGCGTTGGCGGATGTTAGACGTGCTGGCGATATTCAACAGCAGGGTGTAGATGCTCAAGCTGTAAGTGCAGGCGCTTTTGGCGGATCACGTCAAGCAGTGGCCCAGAACGAAGTTAACCGACAAGTTCTTGAACAACAGGGCCGTACTGCGGCTGGAATGCGTCAACAAGGTTTTGAAAGCGCGTCTCAACGGGCTCAACAAGCTTATGAAGCTCAACAAGGCCGTAGTCAGCAAGCCGCACAGCTTACTGGTTCGATTGGCGCTCAAGGTGCCTCATCCGGTATACAAGCCGCACAATCGGCAGGACAACTTGGCTTATCGGCAGAACAATTGGCTGCTCAAACAGCTCAACAGCAAGGTCAATTAGGCCTTTCCGCAGAGCAATTAGCCGCTACAACAGGTATGTCCGCAGAACAGTTGGCGCAGCAAGGTTTAACCCAAGGCGGACAGCTAGGGCTTTCTGCTTACGGCCAACAAGGTCAGTTGGCGCAAGGGGCAAGTCAGTTAGCTGCTTCAAACTTGGCGCAATCGGGCCAGTTAGGTATGTCCGCAGAACAAATGGCGCAACAAGGTTCGTTAAACGTTGGGCAGCAGCAAATGGCTGCGGAACAGCTCGCGGCCTCAAACTTTGCACAAGCCGGTCAATCAGGTCAAGCTGCCGAGCAGTTAGCGGGTCAGTTAGGTATGTCAGCCGCGCAGTTGCAAGGTCAGTTAGCAGGTCAAGCGGCTCAATTTGGCATGTCGGCGGAACAATTTGCAGGACAGTTGCTGCAACAGCAGGCTCAAACGGGTCTGTCGGCTAACCAGTTGTTGGCATCCTCTGCACAGCAGGCAGGTCAGTTAGGATTATCTGCCGAGCAGTTAGCGGCCCAAACAGCAGGCCAGCAGGCCAGCACCGGATTAAGTGCTGCACAACTTGCGTCCTCCAACTTTGCACAAACGGGTCAATTGGGCCAAGCAGCCGAGCAATTAGCCGGACAGCTTGGCATGTCGGGCGCTCAATTGCAGGGCCAGTTGGCAGGCCAAGCCGCGCAAATGGGCATTTCAGTAGAGCAACTTGCCGGTCAATTGGCGCAACAACAAGCTCAAACGGGTATGTCTGCCGAACAGCTTATTTCTCAGTCCGGGCTAACAGCAGCGCAACAAGGGTCCCAGTTAGGGATGTCTGCCGCTCAATTAGCTCAGTCAGGTGCTCAGTCAGGTGCTCAATTGGGTATGTCTGCGGCGCAAATGGCACAGACCGGTGCTCAAGCCGGTGGTCAAATGGGTATAAACGCCGCGCAAACGGCGGGACAGTTGAACTTGTCCGGCGAACAAATGGCCGCGGCCAACGCACAAGCTCTTGCTCAAACAGGCATGAGCTTACAGCAACTTCAAACGTCAACCGGTATGTCTGCCGCACAGCTTAGTGGGCAATTGACTGGCCAACAGGCTCAGTTAGGCCTATCTGCGGCGTCATCACAAGCCGACATTGCACAACGTGCCGCTCAAATGGGTATATCTGCCGAGCAATTAGCAGGTCAACTTGCAGGACAAGCCGGTTCGCTAGGTCAAAACCAAGCGCAACTAGGTGTGCAGGGTTCACAGCAGGCAGGTGCGTTAGGAATGCAGGGCGCAGAACTACAAAGCAGAATCGGAGAAGGTATCGGGGCTCTCGGAACTAACTACGGTCAGCTTAATATTCAACAAGGTGAAGGTCTTAGCCAACTCGGTCTGCGTCAAGCAGCACTGGGCGAGCTTGATCAAAACCTTGGTCAGAAAGAAGCCGGGTTTATCTTCGATGTTGGTAAGCAACAGCAAGGACAACAACAGGCCGAACTTGAAGCAGCGCGTCAAACACAGATGGCGCAGCTTTATGAACCATATCAGCGTGTCGGATTCTTATCCGATATATACAAAGGTGCTCCAACCAGTCAGCAGTCTATTACGTCTGCCACTGCTCCAAGCACTTCACCGGCCCAACAGATACTTGGTTTGGGCGTAGCCGGATTGTCAGCAGCAGCCGGTGCCAGCAAAGCGGGGTTGTTTTAATGAATAGAGAGATAATGGGGCGTCAAATGTTTGCCCAAGGTGGCCAAGTCTACCCTATGCAGGAAGGGGGAGCGATGCATCAGATGCCTGATGGTTCTATGATGCCTGATTCCGCAATGCCCGCGCCACAAGGACCAGCCCCACAAATGCCCGGAATGATGGCAAGGGGTGATCAAGGTGGTATGGATATCAATGCTGCGGCGGAAGGTGCAATGCAGAACGGTATTGATCCGACCATTCTTGAGGGAATGTTGGGGAACTACGCTAACCAGATGGACGACTTAGATAACGCGCAGGATTATGAGACCGTAATGAACGGTATCCGCGGCGATCAGGTCCCCGTAGAAGGTCGGTACGCCGAGCTTGCTGAAATAGTTGGTCCAGAAGATGCGCAGGCAACGCCTGAATCAGTGCTAACTTTGATACAACCTATTATGCAGATGGCTGCGGTTGACCAAGGTATTGGCGGATTAGCTCAAGACGAAATGAACGCGCCTATTGAAGGTGCGATGGCTGAAGGCATTATGTCTACTGTTAACATGGGCGCTCCGGAGGGCCCAGCTCCTGTAAATTTTAACCAAGGAGGCGCGGTCCAGTATATGCAAGCGGGCGGTCCTCCATTACCCGGTAGCCTCGCAGATATTTACGGACAAAGACAATCTCTGTACGGCGAAATTCTAGGTGCCGAAGACGAAGAAGCCGAACTTGCCGACCAAACAGAGATGACTAAAGCTCAGATGTTGTTTGATGTGGCACAAGGGGCATTAAATTTTGCTTCTCCCGGTGACCGACAAATGAGTCCGGCTGAACGTTTAGCTCAGTCTTTCTCTCCCGTTTTAGGGAACATTTCCGCTCGTGCGGGAGATTTAGAGAAGTTTAAGCAAGGCCAGAAAAAGAAAGCGGGCCTTAAACCTTGGCGCGTTAAGCTCGGCAGAACAACAGTTTGACCGTGAACAAAAAGAAGACGCGGCCTCACGGGCGGCAACCTTGGCGAGTCGAAGAGATTCCGCGGAAAGGGTTCTTGATCGTGGTCAGCAGCTTTTGTTGCAAGGTAACACGTTTAAGTTTTCCAAAGATGAGACAGAAACTAACAACAACTTTTCTATGCGTTTAGCGAACCGTAAAATTGAAGCCCAGAATTTGTTGCAACAGCTTCAAGGCGCACAATCTCAAGATCAAATAAATCTGAGGGGACGTCTTACAACGGAACTAGCGCAACTTAACAACTCTTTTGCCGAAGCAATGCAAGGCAATAAGTTTGATTTCACTACGTCAGAGCGGGAAAGTACACAAGACTTCCAGAACAACATGCTTGAAAAGAAGCAGGCTAATGATGTGGCGCTTATCGCTATTCAGTTCGACAACAGCAAGGAATCGTTACAGCTAAGACAAGAATTAGAACAAGAGAACATGGAACTTGGCAGTGAGTTGAAGATTAACGAAATTGGAGTTAACTTCGATAACCAGTTGAAACGTGACAAGAAGCTTAACGGCTTTGAACTAAGTCGCATGGAAAGAGGTCATGACTTTAACGTGGCTTTGGCTGATCACAACGGCTCTATTGCAAGCGAAGCACGTCTACAGCAGCAAGGATTTACTGCTGGGCAGAATGTTTTGGATCGTGCACAGCGTGAACAATTGACGCTTAATGACCAAACTTTCCGTAAGATGTTGCAAGACGACATGCAGCAATATAACCTTTCTGAAGCAGACACTAACCGTGCGGTTGCTCTGGTTAATAGAAGCTTTGATGAAGCTCTTGCACTACGCGGCGCGGACCAAAAGGACACCTCGCTTAATATTTCTGAAAGGGCTCAAATTCTTGACGAAGCTTACAAGATGGGTACGTTGGGAGTCGCAAGACTTGCAGCTCAAGCTACCAAACTTGGCAGTGAGTCGAAGACTAACGAAATCCAATACCTTACTAATGCGGACAGGCTTCAAGCTTACGCGTCGGATACTCTTGGTGCAGGTACTGCGGAATTTGAGCAAGCTTTGCTCGACTACCAGAAGCCTACTTATAGCTGGGACGGAACGTCGTTTAATAAAGTTGCTGCACCTGCTTTGGCTCGCCAAATCACTGAGGCAATCCAAGCGCGACAAGCCGCAGGGTTACCGATCCCTAGTATCCCCGGTTTTAATGCAACTCCCCAAGACAATACGGGCAGTGTCGTAACAACGCCCGGAAGTAGCGATGCGTCGGAAGCGAGGTTTGATTCACCTGAGTTTAAGCAGAGCATCTTCACACCAGAGGGCGGCGTAAACTATAACTCCTCTGAGTGGGATCGTGTACCGACCAATATTATTGATGATGATATAAAATACTTTAGGTCAACGGGTGTAGGAGAAGTTGGACAGCGTATTTCCAACTATTTCCAAGAAGCGGGAAGAGAAGTATTTGGGTTTGATCCCATGGATGCAGAGGGGACTGAGTTAGTTAAGGCCGATAGGGACATTAATACTCTCCGTGAAACCATTCTTATGGAGATGACAAATTGGCAAGACAACCGTGTTTTGAAGACTACTCAAGATGCCTTGCGTAAAACACTTGACGATCTAACTCCGGGAATATGGAAGACAGATGAAGGGGCACTTGCTACACTTCAAGCTGTTAAAGGTAACTTAGGACGAGCTTTCTCAAACTATGCAAACCTCGACCCTGACTACAACCCCGATGCGCGTAATCAGTTTAAAGAGACACAAGTTTTGGATGCACGTAAACGTCTTGTTGGTATTCGTTCTATGATGGCCGAAGTCAACGCACTAGAGGCGTCTTATAAAGGTTATTTAGAAAGCCTTGCTCCGGGCGGACCAATAAACAATAACGGTGTAATAGACTTAAATTCGACGCGTTCTAAGTTAAATCAAATGATGCAAAGAAACAACGGCGGATAAATAATGGCTGAAACTGAAAAACCACTTTTCAATTTTACCGCAGGACAGTTTGAAGACTTGATGGCAACAGAAGGTCTTGAGAAAACTACCCGTGTTATTGTAGAAGACGGAAACGACATGCTTGGCGGCGGTGTAATGACTTACGAGTCGATGCGCGATGGCACTGCCCCGTTGTTGGATATGTTGCCTGCGTATTCTGGCATGGCCCCTGAAAAGAGGAATCTTTCCGACGAAGCTATTCTTAGTATTTTTACCAACGTAGAAGATTACGGGAGATATGATCCCGGCTCTACCGGTGAAGGAACAAAGACAGAAGCAGCAATACGGGGCGGACTTCGAGCGGCACCTGAAGCAATCGGTGGTGGTTACGGTTTTGCTTATGGTATGAGAGGCGCGGCTCCTTTGGCGGGAATGATACCCCCACTTGGATTACCCGGATTATTAGCTAAAGGTGTAGTTTTAGTAGGCGGCGGAATAGTAGGTAGTATTTTAGCTGCCACTGCCGCAGGCGAAGTAGAAGACGCCGTTTTGGGTGAAAAAGCACCTGTTATGCCGTCGCTACAAGCCGCAAACAACTTTGGCGAAGGCCTGACCTACGGTGTTTCTATGCTCCACGCCCCGTGGACAATGAACCCTGAGAAATTAAAAAGAGCCGGACCCGGTGCCGTTGAGTTTCTAAGCAACTTTAAGAACGTAGCCTCCGGGAAATTTGCAGGAAAAGCCGCCGAAACAGCTATTGAGCTAACGGCTAAAAATGCAGGACTTTCGGGAAGTGCTTACAAAGCCGCAAATGCCGCCCGCGAAGGTGTTAAAAAGGGCCCTATGTTTGGTGCCGCTAAAGGGACAGACATTTTAGGACTTGGCCGTGTTAACCCGGCGGGTTATATTTTTAATCCTGTAAAGGTCCTGTCGCAGGCCGTATTATGGGAGGCATAGAAAGCGGTTTTGGTAAGTCTCTTCAATATGGTGCAGACCGTCCCCTACGGTTCTTAACTTTGGAGATAGGTGCTGGCGTAGGTGCTGCAACTTTATCTGCTGTTGCTCAAAACGTAGACCCTTATGATCAGGGAACTAGATTTGGAGCAGAATTAGCCGGTGCCGCCTTGGTGCCTATCCCTCTTCAGCTTCTTGTTGAGAAAGGCCCTGCGGGTGTTATGGCTGTTGTCCGAAAAATGGGGCAATGGGTTAGCTCCGACACCACCAAAGAAGGCTTAATGAAGGGTAAGACCGAAATAGAAGCCGGTAAAAGAATTCTTAAAGCTTTAGAAGAATCTTCTGAATACGAAGGTCCAGAACAGGTTGAAGCTTTGATTGATAGTTTGATGAAGCAATCTTTGGACGCCGAAGGTAACCCTGTTCCGGGGACAGTTTCCAGTTTGGCTGCGGCCTTTGGAATGCCTATGAACAAAAGTTTAAAGATTATTGAAGATCAGCTTGGTAGAGCAAATGAGGAATTATCTGTTGCTACTTCCCGTGGTCGAGATCAAATGCTTACACAAGCTAAAAGTGCTATTGCGGATATATTGGCAACCGGCGATCCGGGCGCAATGGCCGTGGCAGCTCGTTTGCAGCAAAGCATATTTGAACAAAATATTACGGACAACATGGAACAGCGTGTAAGCAAGTTCTATGAAGCCGCAGGTAAAGTAGTTGGGGGCGACCCAGACGGTGGTTCACAACGTGTCGATCTTTCCCGACAATTGTATGAGGTCTTAAACGCTCAGATACAAGGCAGTAAGAGAGTAGAACGCGAGCTTTGGAGCAGTATTGGTGATTTTAAAATAGACCAGTTTAAAGCTAAAAACGGTCGTGTGATGGCCACACCAAACTTACTTAACTTATTAGATAAGAATTCGGCTAAAGGTGGGTTAAAAGCCGCCTCTAAAGCAGGTCAATCTCGTTTAGACCAAGCCCTCGGGCCTTTGAAAGAAGACATTGACGATTTTCGTGCTTTTTTCCAACCAACAGACGGTGTTGCTCCTTCCGGCGGCAGTCCTGTAACGTCTACCCGTTTGGTTGAAATGCGGTCCGCGGCACAGGATAAAGCAGGCGAATTACGCGCTCAAGGTAAAGTTCAGCTTGCTCAAAGAATGGACATGGTATCAGACGCTCTTTTGCGGGATTTAACCGGTTTGGACAGCTCGGATAACGCGGCCTATAACGCGGCCCGCGCATACACGTTTGCTAGAAACAATGTTTTTACCAGAAGTTTCTTAGGCGACATGCAAGTTAAAGATAAGAACAGAGCTTTTCAACTGAGCCCAGAGGCGCTTGCGGACAGTATGTTGCGCGGCGGAAATAGAGCAACGTTGGAGCGTATTAACGAAATAAACACTGCTGGAAGATTTGGCTTAGAGCATTTCTTACCGGATGCAGCATTAAACAATACCTCTACCCAAGAGACTTTAGATTTAGTGATTCGAGATTCGTTACGAAACGTAATGGATAAAAAACCTGTGCTTAATCCAGTGACTAAACAGCCTACCGGCGAGTTTGAGTTTGTAGTTAACGAAAATAAATTAGCTACATGGAAAAAACAGCCCGGAACTCAAGAATTATTTACGGTGTTTCCAAATCTAGCAAAAGACCTTGAAACGGCTCAATCTGTTAAAAACTTACAAGTGACTGCGGACAACGATCTGCTTAACTTAGGAAAGTCTCCTCAAACAATGGCTTTTCAGACAGTGTTGCAGTACCAAGACAAACCTTCCGAGGCAGTGGCTAAAGCCTTACGTGGAAACTCCCCGGCAAAGTCTTTAAAAGAGTTGGTGGATTTAGCTAACGCCAGCCCTAAAATCTATGACGAAGTAAACGGCCTTGAGCTAACGTCTAAGGACGCTAGGTTAGGCTTGCGTAACGCTATTATGGATTATGCTGTAATTCACTCTGGCGGAAGTGGTTTATCCTTTAGCCCAACACGGTTTGAAGATCAGTTGTTTGCACAAGTAAAAGGTGTGTCGCCAAATGTGAAATTCACTATGATGGATTTCATGAAAGACAACGACATGATAACACCGGAAGAAATTAGCAAAATCCAAAGAGCTGTAAAGCAGATGCGCGGCATTGAAGACGCCTTTCACACAGGTGATTTAGAGAGCGTACTCTTTAAGAATCCAAGTTTGTCTAAGATGATGTACACTAGAATGCTAGGTGCTACTTTTGGTCAAAAAGCTCAAGAAACCTTAAACCAACTTTTAGGTAAAATAGGTTTGGGTACAGGCGGTGGTGGTATTGGCGGTGGTATGGTTGCGGCTCAGAGTGGTTCTGAAGCAATACAACAATTATTGCTACGCGGCCCCGAAAGCATGACCGTGAAAACGATGTCAAACTTGTTTGCTAACCCGGATTTGTTAGGACCACTCCTAAAAGACATTACAAATAAACAGTCTGCTGATGCGGCAATGAAAGCGATGGCCGAAGGCTTTGCAGGCCTATCACGTCAAACAGGAAGACGACTTCCTTACATTTTGCGTTATGCGCAGGAAGAGCCTATTGGAGAAGTAGTTACTGAAGAAGTAGTTACTGAGCCCGTAGTCGAACAACCTGCACCAGTAAAGCAACAAGTTTTACCCCCGAGTAATCTTCAGGGGTCAATGAATCCGTCCGCCATGGCTCCCACCATAGGTGGCGGTTCTGCGCCTAGCCCTGTTCTTCAGGCACCTGCGGCCCCGCAAAGGCCACCTGTTAATCAGTCAGGACCCGTTGACCGGGCTAGGTTTGCAGCTCTTTTTCCAGAAGACCGTGAACTAATGGGTATAGGTAGTTTGATGGGAGGCGCACAATAATGCCAATTTTTGATATGTACGGCGGTCGTCCAAATATTTACACTGAAAACGAAACAGACCGTATTAATAACCCGGAAAAATACAATTACGATCAAGCTCAATACGATGCTTTTATCGCGAGCCTTGATGCCAAAGTGGCCTCCCGGCAAGCTGTTGACCAAAGAGGCAGAGAAGTTGTCCCAACGTCTTATGCTAACTTTGGTACAGGCGGCACTAATCCCGGATTTAGTTTAGCGGGAAGAGCAGGCCATACAAGTGGTGGCCTAGCGGGTAACGCGGGCACCGCTCAATACGCGGATGGCGGAATCGTGCAACACATGCAACTGGGCGGAATGGCGTCTCCGTATGCGGACCCTATGCCAAAGATGTCCAACCACATGGCGATTATGCCTCCGAACTATCAGGGGCAGGAAACCGGTTCTATGGGACCGCCGCAGCAAAGTCAGGGACCCGGTTCTATGGGCGGCGTAGGTGGTTTATTTCAGAATATGATGGGGATGCAACAAGCTCAAATGGGTGGTGCTCCTCTCGAAGTTTATGGTAACTATTTAAACAACGTATACACCGCTCCACAAGCCGAATCCTCTCAAGAACAAGTCTCTGAGTTTATCGACATGGTAGATCAAGCCGAACGCGCACATTTTGGCGCGGAAGAAAGCTTTGGTTACGGTGGCGGGTCTTATCAAAAAGGCCTAATGAGTCAATACCAGCAAAACATCCCTCCTCCGATACAGCGGGGTGGCGGACCATCTGGAAAGGAACAATCCGGGGGAATGTCTTTGACCCAGCAGCTACCCAACGGCATGACGGTCTATTAAAGATGCCTACAAAAAAACCTGCAAAAGGCAAAGCAAAAGTTAAAGTAACTTCTTCCGGCAAAAAGGTTAGTTACGGACAAGCCGGAAAGGCTAAAGGCGGTGGTCCCAGAGTTCGTGCAGGGACCTCAAAAGGTGACAGCTACTGTGCAAGAAGCCTTGGCATAAAGAAAGGGCTGTCTAAAAAGAAACAAAACGACCCAAACACTCCCAACAACTTGTCACGAAAACGTTGGAAATGTTCAGGCGCGAAGTCTAAAAAGTCGTAGTTACCGCAACCAACTCTTAGTATCTTCACGTAGTACCTGACCTGCTATATCTACCTTATCCCTTAAAGCTTGTAAGATTTTCTCGTCGATGGTGCCGGGGGAAACTAAGTCAATGTACGTCACTTTGTTGGTTTGTCCGATACGGTGCGCTCTATCCTCTGATTGCAGTCTTATCTCCAAATCGTAACTGTTGCTAAAATAAATAACGGTATTTGCCGCAGTTAGCGTAATGCCATAACCGCCTGTCTTGGGCTGTCCCACAAAAAACCGCAACGGGTTCTCCGGGTCTTGGAAAGCATTAACAATCTCCTGCCTTTCGTCTTGAGGTGTATCCCCATAATAGGTTGCGACCGAATCGGGCCCGAAACGGTCGCGCAGGGCCTCGGCTATCTGTTGGATGTCGTGCGTATACGTCGCCCAAATGATTGCTTTACCCTGTAACTCTTCAGCCACGTTCATAAGCTCGTTTAACCGGTTACTTTTTACGAGCTGTATCTCACCTTCGTCAGGCATGAGGTGGCCGCAGCAAATCTGCTGCAAACGCATAATCTGTGTCAGTACACTAGCAGTTGTTGCCAACTCCCCGCTTTCTAACTTAGCCAAAGCTAACTTTTTCATCTGCCTATATAGACGGTCCTGCTCCAAGGTCAGTTCCACGTCGCGCCGAATATACACCTTGGCAGGTAAATCTAGGCAGTCCATCTTGAGCACCCTGTTACTAAAGGTGTCTAACTTTTCAGCAAGCTCGTCTAAACGACGGTAACCCATGATCTGCTGAAAGCTGCGATGGCCCATGGTCCGCTGTTGGATGTTCGCGTACCGTGATTGGAAAGCAGAATAGCTATTAAAGCCTAGCGACTTATCCTCCAGAAAGGCGCACTGGCTAAACAAATCCATAGGGCTCTTGGTAATAGGTGATCCCGTTAATATGCGGCGATACTTAGACCGTTTCTGTAAGGCCATGATGTTCTTGGTCCTAGCTGCTTTACGGTTCTTTATAGTTGTAGACTCGTCCACAATAACCATGTTCGCCGGGTTCTGATACAGGAAGGCAGTTGCAGCATCTGTTCCACGCGGGCTAGAAAACGCCTCTACGTTCATAACAAAAATCTTCAGGAAGGGCTCTCTATCGACAATAAAGTCAGTAAGCTCCTCTTCAAACCGTTTAGTTTTAGAGGGGGTCCATCGACACACCTTACGAGGTATGCGCTTTGGCAGGTGGATAGGTATCTCACCTTTGACCCAGTTGTCGTAAACACCTTTCGGCGCTATAATTAACACGGAATTTAACTTCCCCGCTTCATATAATACAGCCATCGTATCGATAGCTACCTTGGTTTTCCCCGTGCCCATTTCCATGAACAGCGCGTAGTATTCCGCGGACCACGAGTCTTCCAGCGCAACCCGTTGGTGGTCATAAGGAGTAGTCTCGTAGTTATAGCCCTGCATAATTTTCCTCTTTTTTTTAAAACCGCTTGACATGTGTAGGATATAAGATAATATCTACATTTGTCAAGGCCCAAAAGGTGCCTTTAACCACGAAGGAGAGAAGTTATGAATGAAGACTTAACGAACATGATGGAGGCCGACTTTGAAAATAAGCAGGCAACCAGTGTTGAGAAGATAGACCAACAAGGCCTTACCTCGGTAGCCGGGTTGGCCCGCCAAATCAGAGACAAAGAAGTAAAGATTGAAACTCTTGAGAAATCTCTCAAGGAATCCAAGAAAGACCTTCAGAAGCTCACTGATGAAGAAATGCCTGCAATGCTTGCTGAAATTGGTATCTCTTCGTTTGCCCTAGATGACGGTAGTACCGTCGAAGTCAAACAAACGTATGGAGCATCCATACTCGTTCAAAATCGCCCAACCGCTTATGAGTGGTTACGTGACCACCAGTACGACGACATTATTAAAAACACTGTCATGTGCCAGTTCGGTCGGGGTGAAGATGATCAAGCAAGCGCATTCTCACAGTTCGCAGAAACTCAGGGGTTTATACCACAACAGAAAACTGAGATTCACCCTCAGACGCTACGTGCGTTTGTGAAAGAACGATGTGAGGCAGGAGAGGAGTTCCCAATGGAGTTATTTGGGGCTTGGGTAGGTCAACGTGCAGTTATTAAACGAGGAAAATAAAATGACCCAAGCAAAAGAAGTAGCAAAAAAAGAATCAACCGCAATGGCGGAATTTGATCCATTAATGTTTGAAGCCGACGCAGGTCAGGGCATGGAGAACATGGGACAAGAAGACTTAGCTCTTCCTTTCCTAAAAGTTCTTTCAGGCAATGACCCTATATTGGACGAAAACGAAGTGGCTCGTAAGGGTGATATTTACAACACCGTAACCGGAACAGTTTACAAAGGTAAGGAAGGTATCCGCGTGATCCCTTGTGCTTATCAGCGTAGATTTATTCAATGGGCACCCCGTGGCATGGGGAGCGGTGCACCCACGGCAATTTACGAACCCGGTGACGTGCGTCCCGAAACAGCTCGCTCTAGCGATGACAACAAAGACTATGTTGCCGACGGTAGTGGTGAGTATATCGAGGAAACACATCAGCACTTCGTAGTCCTAGTTGGGGAAGACGGAGCATTCGAGACAGCTTTGATTGCAATGAAATCTACGCAGCTTAAAAAGTCGCGTAAGTGGAATAGCATGATGGCGTCACGTTCGATGCAAGGATCAAAAGGGCCGTTTACCCCTCCACGCTTCTCACACATCTACCACCTGAAAACGATCTCTGAGGAAAACTCCAAAGGTTCGTGGCACGGTTGGGAAATGTCTGTGGATAGTGCCATTGCGGATGCTGGCCTGTACGGTAGAGCAAAAGCCTTTGCCGACAGTATCACTAGCGGTGACGTTGTTGTTAAACATACGGAGGAAGAAAGTCCAAACGCTGACATACCATTTTAAAAAACTAGCGTTCAGGTGGGGCATGGTGCCCCACCTTTTTTTCCGTATGGGGGCAAGTAATGTCAGTAGAAAAATTCATGGCCATATTCGATGGCCTCAAGGTAGCTCACGGCTACTTTAAGATTGAAAAAACCGGTGCTAACGGCAAGGCCCAAGGTAAGGCGGGCGTTCTTCGCGAACCTCAGACCAAACAACTTTGGGAAGACCATTTAAGCGGCACGGGTAACGGTCTTGGTATTATTCCAATAAACGAAGAGAACAACTGTAAGTGGGGCTGTATAGATATTGATCAATACCCCCTAGATCACAAATTGTTGGTGGATAAAATCCGCCGTATGAAATTACCCCTTGTTGTGTGCCGCTCTAAATCAGGCGGGGCACATTGCTTCTTGTTCACCACGGCGTGGACTGAAGCCAAAGACATGCAGAAAGCTCTCCAATCTATGGCCGCAGCATTAGGCTACGGTGAGAGCGAGATATTCCCAAAGCAGATAAGGTTGCACCTAGACCGTGGCGATGTAGGTAACTTTCTTAACCTACCTTATTACGATCACGAAGGAGGGCTACGGTACGCCTTTTTAGACGATGGCACCTCTGCAACTATCGAAGAGTTTATAGAAATACACCAAAGATTTGTTCAAACTCCCGAAGAAGTCGTTAAGCTACAAGTCATTGGGGGTGGTGAAACCAAGCTGCTTCAGGACGGTCCCCCATGTTTACAAATACTCTGTAAGCAGGGCATTAGCGAAGGCGGACGCAATAATGGGTTGTTCAATATCGGGGTGTATCTACGAAAAGCGTATCCAGATAGTTGGGAGTCAGAAATACTTCGGTACAACATGGAGTACATTGCTCCGCCGTTACCGCTCGGTGAGGTCAACGTAGTTGCCAAGCAGGTAGAGCGGAAAGATTACGCCTATAAGTGCAACGATTCCCCTATCAACTCACACTGTAACAAAGAGCTTTGCCGGACACGTAAGTTCGGCATTGGTGCTGCGATTGCAGGCGCTACTATTGCTAATCTCCGGAAATATAACTCTACTCCACCTGTGTGGTTTATGGACGTAAACGGCGAGCCTTTGGAAATGGACACTGACGCTTTAATGAATCAGATGACCTTCCAGAAAGCCTGTATGGAGCAGCTTAACTTCATGCCAAGGTCAGTGGCTAAACAACAGTGGGAAAGCCGTATAAGCACCCTCCTGAACGAGATGAAGGACAATGAAAGCGCCATCATGGAAGTAGCTGTAGACGCCAGTATAAGTGGCCAGTTCTACGACTATCTTGAAGAGTTCTGTCGCCATTTGCAGGTCGCACAGGATAAGGAAGAAATACTACTACGTCGTCCTTGGACAGATGAAGAGCAGAATATTACTTTCTTTAGATTAAAAGACTTCGAGAACTTCCTGAAGAAGAATAAGTTCTTCGAGTACAAGTCTCACCGTATTGCTCAACGTCTTCGTGATATCAACGGCTCTAGTGTTGTTCTCAAGATTAAAGGTCGTGCTGTTCGTGTTTGGCAGATACCTGCGTTTGATACTTCCGACATTGATATTGATACACCCAAGTTCGGAAATCAGCAGGGAGCACCTTTCTAATGGTCGAGTTAACTTTTGAAGAATATAGCAAACGCCGTAATGCGGAGATCATTCAGATGATTGACAATGATCTTATGACGATGACGGCAGTCGCTAAATACTTTGGTATCTCTAAGCAGAGAGTCCAACAGATATATAGCCGGGAGAAGGGCAAGGATGTTTAGAATATTTGGACCACCGGGAACAGGTAAAACTACCACGTTGTTGAACATGGTAGATGAAGCCTTAGAAGCGGGTACACATCCGCACCGCATTGCTTTCCTAGCCTTTACACGGAAAGCGGCCAACGAAGCAAAAGAACGTGCCGCAGCTCGATTTAATCTGGACCCCAAAAAGGACCTGATCTACTTCCGAACACTGCACTCCCTTGCGTTAACCATGACAGATATCAGACCCGAGCAGGTGATGCAAGAAGCACACTTCCGGGAGCTTAGTCGTTCTATAGGCGTAACGCTTGGCGGAACAAAAGCCGGGAGCTTTGATGACGACATCCCCTCTATGGTTGCCAGTAATGATCCTATACTCGGGCTGATTAACCTAGCCCGTTTGAGAAAGGTCCCTCTAAGAGAACAGTACAACCAAAGCAACCTTGAGCCCGATTGGAACACTGTCAACTATGTTGATAAATGTCTCAGAGAGTACAAAGAAAGCATGGGGCTTTATGACTTCACCGACATGTTGGCGGAGTTCGTTAAAGGGGCTGACACCTTCTGCCCTGACTTCGATCTATGCTTCTTAGATGAGGCACAGGATTTAAGTCCACTGCAATGGGAACTAGCTCACGCTATCGATGGGCATTCTAAAAGAATGTATTGTGCAGGTGACGATGACCAAGCTATCTATCGATGGGCAGGCGCAGACGTGGATCACTTTATTAATCTTCCGGGCGGCTCTGAAACATTGTCGCAGTCTTACCGGATACCCCAGTCGGTCCACCACCTTGCTGAGAATGTTGTACGGCGCATAAACCGAAGGTTTCCGAAACAGTACGAACCCAAGGAGGAGCCCGGTAAGGTGACCCGTATCAACACCATTGCGGCGTTAGACATGTCGGAAGGTTCATGGTTAATACTGTCTCAAGCGGGATACCATTTACAGCCTGTAGCAAGTGACCTGAAGTCCAGTGGTTACCTGTTCAACTACCGCGGCCATCGGAGCATTAGCGAGAAGCTGTCTGATTCGGTTAACGGGTGGGAGCAGTTGCGCAAAGGCAACGAAATCTCTGGGGAAGTAGCACGTAAGATATACAGTTTTATGTCTACAGGAACCCGAGTATTAAGGGGCTATAAGAAGCTTACTGGTTTGGACGATCACGACCTTATAACAATGGGGGTTCTGATTGAGAAATACGGCCTACAAGCCGATAAGTCTATGATCTGGTCCGAAGCTATGGATAAGCTGCCCGAAGTAGACAGAGCCTACATCACGGCCCTGCTACGACGGGGCGAGAAGTTTAATGGGATACCCCGTATTACTGCGTCCACGATCCACGGTTCTAAAGGGGGCGAAGCGGATAACGTTGTACTGTTCACGGACCTTAGTCCAGCAGCAGATACCGAAATGCGCATTAATCCGGATGATATGCACCGCGTGTTTTATGTCGGCGTAACACGCACCAAGCAAAATCTATTTATTGTTGACGCTGAAGATGTAACGAGGAGTTATGATCTATGAAAGAATTACAAAAAATGAGTTGGAAAGAGTGGGTCTCCAAGGTTTCTAAAGATATGAAGGAAGACCCTATGTTCACCAAGCCTACCGAGCAAGTGTCGCACGGTGTGACGTTTGATTGGGACAAAGATGAGAAGGACTTTGTAGAAACGGGAAACATCAATAAACCTAAACACTGACAGGAGTAGGACATGCTAAAAGCAGATGGGTATAACGCCGCCATTATGGGCCTTGTTCAAAGGTGCGGACAAGAGTCGGTTGTCCTATACGATACAGATAAGATTCTTGGCATATTAGTCTACCGAGACGGGATGACGTATGACGAGGCAGTAGAATTTTTCGAGTTTAACATTCTCGGATCATGGGTCGGGGATCAGACTCCGGCATTCTTTTCTAAAGCTAGTTTAGAAGACCTTAAAGAAGAAGAGGATTTGATATGAGTAAAGACAAAATGGTTTCACAACCTAGTCATTACGCAGACAGTGAGATCGAATGTATTGACGCGATGGTTGCAGCGTTTGGGCAAGACAAAGTTGACATCTATGCCGAGATAGCAGCGTTTAAATATATATGGCGAATGGATAATAAGAACGAAGACTCCAAGCAGGATAAACAAAAAAGTGTTTGGTATTTGCGATACTCCATGGGCGATGACCCTCGGTTAGATGTCGTACAAAACGAAGAAGAGATGCACTGGTCATACGAGCTTTGCAAGACCGTACCAACAAAGGACGTTTAGAATGAGTTTACAAATGGCAATGTTCGCTAACAAGAACGAATGGGTTCCACCTTTAGAGCTGCCCGATATTACTGGGGCATCTAAGATTGCAATCGATGTGGAAACACGCGACCCGAACCTAAAGGTGAACGGTCCCGGATGGCCAACAGGGGACGGCGAAGTCGTAGGCTATGCCGTCGCAGTCGATGGTTGGTCGTGCTACTTACCTATCCGTCACTTAGGTGGTGGTAACCTTGATGAGCGTATCGTTAACCGATGGCTTAAAAAAGTATTTGAGTGTCCTGCGGATAAGATCATGCACAACGCTCAGTACGACTTGGGTTGGATTAAACAAATGGGGTTCACGGTCAACGGACGTATTATCGATACGATGATCGTCGCATCCTTGCTCGACGAAAACCGTTTCAGTTACAGTTTAAATGCGCTTTGTTACGATCTACTAAACAAAACTAAATCTGAGAAAGCTTTAACTGAGGCTGCTCGGGAATTCGGTGTCGATCCCAAAGCTGAAATGTGGAAGATGCCCGCTATGTATGTCGGTCCATACGCCGAAGCAGACGCGGAACTTACCCTCGAACTTTGGAATTACTTTTCCATTAAGTTGAGCCAAGAGGACTTGTGGGGCGTCGCTAATCTCGAACTGGATTTGCTGCCATGTCTCGTGGACATGACTATGCGCGGGGTTCGTGTTGACGTCAATCGTGTGGAGCGTACTAGGGACAGCCTCCTTAAACGGGAGCGGGAGGTCTTGAAGGAGTTGAAGCGCGTCGCTGGCTCGGGCGTTGAAATATGGGCTGCGCAGTCTCTTGCCAAGTCGTTCGACAACCTCGGAATCCAGTACCCAAAGACTGAGAAAGGCGCACCTTCCTTCACCAAACTCTTCCTCCAAGAGCATAATCACCCCGTCGCGAAGCTCATTGTCGAGGCTCGGAAGCTGAATAAGACCTCCGGGACTTTCATCAATTCCATCATGAAGCACTGCCACGCTGATGGCCGAATTCATAGTCATGTTAATCAACTCCGTTCTGATGATGGGGGTACTGTGTCGGGCCGCATCTCAATGAGGAATCCTAACTTACAGCAAATCCCGGCTCGCGATCCTATTTATGGACCCATGATACGTTCACTATTCCTGCCGGAAGAAGGGGATAAGTGGGCTGCAATTGACTTCTCGCAACAAGAACCACGCATCTTGGTCCATTATGCGCATGTATACGGAAAAACGCGAGGGATACCCTTGGAAGGAGCGTCTGACTTTGTTGAGGCTTATAACAATAAACCGGAAACAGACTTCCATAGTCTGGTCGCGGAGATGGCTAACATTCCGCGGAAGCAGGCCAAGACCATTAACTTAGGTTTAATTTACGGCATGGGTGTTAATAAGATGTCGGACCAATTAGATATCTCAGTGGACGAAGCGAAGGGTTTGGTTAAGCAATACCACGCTCGTGTTCCTTTCGTTAAAGGATTGATGACCGGTGTAATGAACCGACTGAACGATAAGTCGTCCGGTGGTGCACTGCGATCACTAGAAGGTCGTAAGTGTCGATTCGATATGTGGGAGCCAGACACATTCGCCATGAACAAGGCGCTACCCTACAAGGAAGCGGTTGATGCCTACGGACCTACGACCAGACTAAAGCGGGCGTATACCTATAAAGCACTCAACAGACTCATCCAAGCATCTGCCGCGGACATGACTAAGAAGGCGATGGTCAATCTGTATAAGATGGGAAAACTACCCATGCTACAACTCCATGATGAACTGGCCATGTCGGTGAAGAACCGAGAGGAAGCGGAGGAGATTGCCCGGGTAATGGAAAATGCCGTGCCTTTAGAGGTTCCTAACGTTTGTGACATAGAAATGGGACCATCTTGGGGAGAGGCTGAATAAGTGGACATGTATGCGATAGTATGCGATATTCCTCCAACCGTACATTAAGGAGAAAGAATAATGGAAAATAACCTAATCATGCCTGCAATACAAGACGCACTAATTGCTTATCAATCTAAGCCTGCGGTGGGGGTGAAGTGATGAGTAACGTCGTTAACTTAGACTCTGGTAGGCCGAAGTTAAGAGGTGCCGCTTTGTGTCTCTGTTGCAGTCACCAATGGGATGCTGTAGCCGACATTGGGTCAGTAGAGCTTAAGTGTCCAGAGTGCAATACATGGAAAGGTGTGTTTGAAGGAATGACAGCCCCCGATACTGTAGTCGAGTGTGTCTGTGGAAACCAACACTTTTACCTGCACTATTACGATTCAAGTAATTACTGCGGTATCTGCGCTAAGTGTGGTCTAAGGGAAGGCGGGTATGAATAACATTAATTTAAAACCAGTGGGGGTGAAGTGACAAATGAAAAGGTACAACTTTGAACATTACAAATCAATATGATTATGATACCAAACGGAGAGCAGTATGGATAAATTAACGGAAGAACAGCTTGATGGAATAGGTGTATTCAATATGCCGGAAAGATCTGAGTGGAAGTGCTACCTCTTTGGTAATACACCCGATGATACAGGAATGATCTGGGTACCAAACAAAGGGTGCGAACCGAACTGGTTCTGGCGAAAGATGCAGTATTTGATACTCGGCAATCGCTGGGTAAAGGAGAAAGAGTGATGGAATTAAAACCAATCGATGAGGCACAAACAGAAGCCGAAAAAGTTTTTTTGAAAGGGAAGACGTTCAACGCGCCTCATCCGTCAAAACAAAAAAGGGATGAATTGTATAAATGGGAAAGAGACCTTTACCACGTGGCTTGCGCTTTAAACAGGCGCGTGGAAGCCATAACAATGAAACCTTGAAACCCGGCTTTTCCTTGCATTCCTATATATCTTCCTATATTATCTTAGATATCCGGGGGCATCGGAGAGATAAAACATGGATACAACACGTTGGAAAAGCATTCTCGTACCGCGAGAAGTGTATGAAGAGATAAAAGAACTGTCTAAGGCGGAAGGCCGGACGATTGGTGGGCAACTGCGCCTAGTATTCGACTGGTATAAAGAAGCGCAAGGGGATAGCAATGGATTTAAAAACATACGAAAAGGGAACGACACACCAAAGGTTGATTAAGAACGAATGCCCGAAGTGTAGGAAATCCCTCGAAATTGTGAAAAAAACCGAAACTGAGTTGGTGCGGTACTGCACTGTCTGCCTTTTATCAATTACTGATAACCCCAAAACAGCGGAATGTCCGGAGAATGTATGCGATTAAGTGTTGCTTCTCCCATACCCCTGTGTATAATGATCGTGAGCATGGCAACATACTCATCCGTAGTTAGTTAAGACCCCCCCCGAGTTCGGTTGCCCCCGGCTCGGGGCATTTTTTTATAAGGAGAAAAATGATGGTAGATAAAGTATTTGTAGACGGCCTAATGGCAAAGAAACCAAACGAAAAGGCTCCTGAATGGGTCAAGTGCAACATCAGCATAAAGAGAGAAGAACTCGCAGCGTGGCTCACGGGTCAATCTGACGAATGGATCAACGTCCAAGTTTGCGAAAGCAAAGGTGGTAAGTGGTACGCGGAGGTAGACACATGGAAGCCGACAAACGCGTAAGTGACATCGAATGGACTTGGGCAGTATCCCAGATCAACGATGTGGTTAACCAAACTCTTACTCTGATCGAAAAGGATGCTACGCTAAAGCCCGAAGCAAAACGACAAAGGCTTAATGAAGTTGAAAAAGCATGGCAACGATTACTCCAAGGCTGAAAAACAAGCCAGAAAAGACTTCTACACTGCCGCAGAACTCGCGGCAGAAATGCTAGAAGAGTTTAATACCATGGGACTGGCACAAGGACCCGCAATCGGTGGTGCCCTTACCCAACTTATTACCCAACTACTTATCATGTCACCCGACACACCCTCCGCAATCGGTTTACTCTCATCCTGTATGTCCAACGCCGCTTCTCATGCTGAAGAATCTTCGCTCGTGTTTGACGATGTTGGAGGCTCTGTTCACTAATGGACATGTTGCATAAAGTCGCATATAATCTTCTTTAAACATTGTGGAGAAAAGACATGAAAGAATTAATCACCATCGATGAAGTTTGCCTCATAGCAAAATGCTCACGGCCCACGCTCTATCGTCGAATTAAAAAGAACCCGCATGGCAAATTATTCCCGAAGCCGAAGAAAGTACATGCAATCTCGGACCTCGGACCACGCACCGTGAATCGATGGGTCTACTCCGAAGTAATGGGATGGTTGCTACAAGGCAATGATCCGAAGTGGATGAAACACCCCGTGCGAGAAGTAGAACTTGTCGTGAACCGTGTAAATAATTTCGATACCAAGATGGAAGAAGCGCACGACGCGGACCTCGAACCTTGGTACAAGAAGCACGAACTGGTAATCACCGCAGTAAGCGGCGGACTACTAGCAGGGATCGCGCTATACGTTTTTGGGAAGTAGAAGGTCGAACCCCCCACACCTTACGTGAGGTGGAGGCAGGGAACCTCGGACAGCAAGGGTGCAGAGGGCTCGTAGTTTATTATACGAGAACTATGCGTTATGGCAAAGACGTCGCGGCCCACGGGACAACCAAAGAAGGAAAATAGCTATGATGACTCATTTGCTGTCAATACTCTGCGGGACACTTATGTTGGTGATAACAACAGCCGCGCTGTACGGAGCTTTTCTCACCGTCTGCGACAGACAACGTGAATGGGAAGAACGAAGGAAGAAACAAGATGAAAAATGAAACCCCATTCCTGCTAGAAGGCCCAAACGGAACGCTTACAGACCAATCGTGCGCCCACCTATGCCATTACTATGCCACCCAAGACAAAGACTCAGAACAGTGGCTAGACGACGCCGTAGCCTATGAGGATGCCATTAAACTAGGGTGGAAAATGGGTGCGCCTATCTCAACCATCACCGCCGCACTGACCGCGGACCACGACCTATGGAAGAACGCTATCTTTAAATGGGAAGACCGCATGAGCTACTTTGAAAAGGAAGTGACCCACCTGCCGCCTGCAAGGGGTTGAGGTAGGGAAGCCTCGGGTGAAACAGAACAGCAAGCGGGTCAGTAACAGTATAGTAGGTCTGCGGACCACTGAACAGGACAAATAGTGTGCGGTGTGCGGGACAAAGTTCACGGAAGCTTGCCCAGCAAAGTATCCCGTGTTAATATTTATAATAATTAACGCAGGAGATACCCCATGGAAAACTGGAAAGACGAGCAGCTCAACACTCTCGAAAATGCCGTCGCGAAATACTTCCGTATAATGAATGCCTCAAAACGCGAATCACTCACCGATAAACACGTCCAACACAACATAATCGAATTTATAAAAAACAACCACGACGTCACAGTATCCATCGGATGGCTCGCAAAAATCTTCTACGAAGGAGCACCTGCCATACAAGGAGGATCGTGGCTCGCGGTACAAAGCTTCATAAACACAATGCACGACCCGCGGATCATGGACCACGCGTTACAAGAAAGACGCCGTATGTGTATATAGGAACTGAGAAATAAAAATAAAGTTTTTTGTCCACGGGTCCGTAACCGGTGTAACCGTGTAACTTTGGCTAATTAGCCCAGTGTATATAGGGTTCTCAGAGGTAACACAAGTTAGAAACAAATATGTAACGTAACCAAAGTTTATGTAACCTTAAATCCAAAAGTGCGTTAAGGGGGTCTGAGTTTTTTTCTTAAAAATATTTCTGTAGCTCTATATAGACAGATAGGCTAGTTAGAACTAAACTATCGCTTAATAACTGGATAAACTACTTATGCCTGAAAAGACGACCTCTAAATCTGTTCCCGCTCCTGTTAAGAAAAAAGTAGGACGCCCGAGATCAACCAAAGCTCAACCTTTGACTAGACGTCAGGAACTGTTTGTAAAAGAACTGGTCTCTAAAGACGGACAAATAACTATGAGGGAAGCCGCTATTAATGCAGGCTACCCCGCCTCTTCTGCACATACCCGAGCTTATGAACTGACTAATCAGCACATGAGCCCCCACGTAGTCTTTGCTATCCAAGCCTATCGACAAGAACTCGACGAGAAGTTTGGGGTTACTTATCAAAGGCACCTGCGAGATTTACAAACCATTAGAGACATGGCTTTGACTAACGGCGCATACTCTGCCGCAGTTCAAGCCGAATACCGGCGAGGGCAAGCGCAAGGTGACATCTACGTCAGCAAAAGCGAAATAAGGCATGGCAGCATTGATTCCATGAGTAAGGATGAAGTGATGTTAGCTTTAAAGGAGATTAAACAAACTTATGCCCCGATCACTATCGACATTACTCCCGAAGGAGAGAGCAATTCCCAGAACCGCGACAAAGCGCGAGGCCGACTTGTGGCGGATGATGAAGACGGGGATAGCGAAGAGCCCGAGAATTTGGAAGACTACGAGGATTGAAACGTGGGCAATGCCCGGAATCCCTGATGTTTTAGCCTGCGATGACGCGGGCAGATTCCATTTCATAGAACTCAAAGCAACCAGTGGTAACGTGGTTGATCTTAGACCTCACCAAGTAGCGTGGTTAACAACGCATGGACTAGCCAGTGTTTGGGTATTGGTTCGCAAACTTGCTACTAAAACTCAGCCGCAAAAGATTTACCTTTACCATGGTCGAGACGCCATGGACTTAAAGATGGAAGGCTTAAAGGTTGATCCGCTTTATTATTCTGAAGGGGATTTTGACTGGAATCTAATTATGGACTTGATCTCTCCTAGATAATCGCATACTATCCCATAGAGTTAACTAACCTATGGGCAAATGATTATGACCGAAGACGAAATACTTAAATTAGTAAAAATTATCGACAGTGCAATGGTGTACCAACAAAAAACAGTTACGCACGGCAATCCCGACCTCGCTGTTGGCGGACTTGTTACCGTTGATTATGTTCACGTCTCTTTTCGGCAAAGCGATTGGGACTTTGTTAAAAGTAAAATAGGGGATATTGTATGACGTATGATGAAAGGCATGGCGGACCTCATGATAGAGGAACCGCAGATTTTTGGTACAACAGACCGTTTGACCCTCATTATTTTGTGGGCGGTAGCTTCCAGTCTGACCGTGTTGACCTCCCTAAAATGAATCCTGAAGAGATCACTGCTTATACAGTGGGCTATCGTAAGGCTGAAGCTGATGGTTCACAAAAGGATTGGGGTTAATATGTTTTTATTAGAATGGATATATAAACTATTGTTTGGCGAAGATGCCGCTAACGACATGCGGCCTTCCCCTAAACGTAGGAAGAAACGAAAGTAACTTTTGAAATAATTAGCTTGCAAGGTATGCAACTTTCTGCGATATTATAAGAGTGGCGCAATCAAGCGCCCAAACTACGGAGAATTATTATGTCTACATATCAAACAAATGCTTTTGCGCATGGTATCGGAAACTCGGCGGTTTCTTCCAATTGGTACAGCCGACCAGACGATCAGAAGTTTTTAACCCTCGACGACATGCTCGCCTATAAAAAGATAGACGCTCAACGCATGACATCTAGAACGGTTGATACCCATAAAATCCATATCATTGGTGATTATGACGAAGCCAACCCAAGCCGTGGCGACATCCGTGTCGAATACCGCGACGACAATATGCGAGAGCATAACAACACCCCAACCAACTGGTCGTTCGGGCAATTGTCCCAACTTGCCGGTGCGCCCTCCGGATATCTTCGACGCCTGCCTGCACCTATTGCGGCGGAATGTATCGAGTGGGGTTTGAAATATAACCGAGGTAAGGAACTGATTAAGGTATACGGCAACCAAACGGACGGCGGAGAACTTAGAGCCGCGACGGGTCCAGACTATGGCCGAATCTTTGATTGGGAAATCTTAGAACCCATTAAACAATTGGTTGATGCGAGCGGCGGACGTTGGAAAGTGCCGGGCATGATGACGGGAAGCCGTGACGGCATGGCCGTCTATGATCCTGAAATCCCCGTGTCTATGGATACAACTACTTTATTCGCAAGTGATCGCGACGTGTTTGTATTCTTGGTTGATGATCGCAACCCCATCGAAGTTGGAAAGCTTGCCAATGGTGAGCCTGATTTAATGTTCCGCGGGTTCTATGCTTGGAATTCTGAAACGGGCAGTAAGACGGCAGGCATTGCGGCGATGTATCTCCGCGGGGTTTGCATGAATAGAAACCTTTGGGGCGTCGAGAACTTCCACGAAATTAAGATTAGGCACACCAAGTTTGCGCCGGATCGTTTCGCGCAGGAAGCCAGACCGGCATTACAATCGTTTGCCAACGGTGCGACCTCTACATTTGTCGAGGGCGTGATGGCCGCGAAAGCTGCCAAGATTGCAAAAGATGACGACGACCGCTTAGACTTTTTAACCAAGCGGGCCGGATTGTCTGGACGTATGGCGAAAGCCGCAAACGCTCGACACCTTGCCGAAGAGGGCCGACCAGTCGAGACAGTCTGGGACGCCGCGCAGGCGATCACCGCAATTGCTCGGGATATTCCGCACCAAGATGCCCGCATAAAAGTCGAACGCAAAGCCGGTGCACTATTGGAAAAGGTGACCGCATGAGTATTTTAAACAAAGCGCAACGCAAAGCACTGCACCGCAAATGGGTGCAGAATGATCAGGGCCTGACCTATTTAGAATTCAGGCGCACCGTGTCGGCGGGGTTTGATTGCGTGATGGTCCGATGGTCCGGCATGTGGCTCGGGATAGAGCCCGACGGTTATACCCATAGCTAACCTTTAAACCTTACAAACTAGGCCCGCTTGACTGCGGGCTTTTTTATGCCTAAGATATACGCTTTATCGCATACATATATGAGGGCAATCATAATGCTAAAAACAGTCGAATACAGTAGAGCAACAAAAACCCGCGGTATCGCCGTGACCCATAGAGCAGGGGAGCGCGACATATACGGGACGTGTCCAACATCCTGCGAAATGAATTGTTCCGGCAAGGGCTCGCAAACAATAGACCCTGATTACTTCGCCGCATTACTGGACGCCGTGCCCCGTCGCGGGGTGTCTTTTACTTATACCCATTTTGCTTGGCATCTATGGGCGGACCGACCCGACAAAGATAGCACCGGCCAGACTGTCGTTAACTTTTCCGCTAAAACTTTATTAAGCGCCGCCGCGGCGTCGCGAGTAGTTCCGGCGGTCGTCGTTTTACCTGCTACCGAATGGATAAAGGGAAAGTATACAAGCGCCCCTTTATTGGGTGGCACTAATAACCGCGGCGACTTTATCCAGACCGACGCCGTGCGGGTGGTTCGATGCCCCGCAGAATATAAAGAAAACTTTTCTTGCGGCGATTGCGGAAGCGGTTCACCTTTATGCGCACGGGCGGACCGTGATTATATAATCGGATTTACTGCGCATGGTGCGAGCAAAAGAAAAGCGGCGGACCCTGAAACCTCGGGCGGATGTTATGCCGACGGCGGGCACGTTCGGTTGCACTGGGACGCCACCGCAAAGAGTAACCAAGACGACGAGACCGACGCCGACAAACTCCGACGCTTTGCAAAGGGTTTAAAATCCGGCTCTATTATCCGGCACCACGTGGCGGGCGATATTGGCTAGGGCTTTACTTTCTATTATATTATCTTATATACTCCTATACAGCGGCGGGCAAAGCCGCTAAAACTTAACTTTTACGGAGTAATATAAAATGCAAATGAATCTCAGAACGCCCGACCTTGTACTTGATAGAGTGCTAAACCCCACCCAGTCGCCAGACATTGGCAACGCTCGACCCTCCGACATTATAGAGGCTTGCGGGTTGATCCCCGACTTTTTCGCCGATGCTTGCCTAGCCATTACCTATGAAGGCGCGGGCGATACCCTCGACGACTTAGCCGGTGCAATGGATAACCTTTACGGGTGCGGTGGTTTTAACTCTTATCCATACGGCGGGAAGGTTGCCGACAATGGCACCTATATAAGCGAACACGACGACGACCCCGACATGGCCCCGCTTTGTCGCTTTGGATATGAAAGCCGCTTTTTCTGTTATGTATATGAGTACGGCATTACCACCATCAAAGACGCCAAGACCGGCGAAACTAAGACAGCGAGGTTTGACTGATGACTAATTTTATCGAACACAACTACCGCGACGGTGAAAGCTTTGTGTCTTGGTCCTTACTGGATGCGGGCGGGCAACCCGTCCCAGTCGGTGCGGTCCTGACTTCAGACCATCGCACCTTTAAAGCGTCCGGCGGTATGCCGCCAAAACACGAAGCGAGCACGGGCCGCATATACGGCGAATGGTTAGACACTGAGACCGGCGGGGAATACTTCCCGCACGTGTTCGAGTGTCGATGGTTGCGGGTCGATAAAGCGTTAGACCTTCCCGAACCGGTAGCAGTTGCGCCAGTGGTTGCCCCATTAGCACCCGCCGACGTGTTAGCCGGTGCACTGGGTGACATGGTGCGCGAGCTGTTAGCCGTTCACGTTCCCGCATTGGTTCAGTCCACCATTACCGAACTAGCGGAAGCCGGACACTTCCAAGACATGGCGAACAATGGCGACTTTAACGACGCAACCGACGAGGCAATCGACGCCAAGCTCGACGAGGGCGAATACATAAGCGCCCACAACTTCGACCTGTCGGACCACTTCGACATCGACGACTATAGCGACGAGATCCGCGAGGCGTCCAGTGTGGACCTTAAAAGCGATATTGAAAGCGTGATTAGTGACATGTTGCGCGATAATGCGTTGGTGATCCGCTTAGACCGTTAACCCTTCCCCGTTACACTGGCCCGCCATCGTGCGGGCCTTTTTTATCCCCAGACTTATCCCCCCCAGGATTGCAGGCAGCCTATCAGTATTTCCGCACCCTCTAGGCCTTACTGGTTACGTTTTAACCAACGTTGGCCCTTTATGAGTGTGGATAACTCCCCCGTCGTGTTAAACAGTTAAACAGCGCGGGCCGTGCCCCGCGTACCGTGTCCCAAACCTACAGGGCCGCGAATCGTGGGCCGCGATCCGTTGGCCGTGGGCCTTGGCCGGTGCCAGTTAACCGCGGGCCGGTGCACTTGGACCGCGAGCCCAGCCGGTGGAGGTTAACCCGTGGACCGTTGGCCGTGGACCGTTGGCCGCTGGCCGCATTTACTGCACCGCGGACCGCTGGCCGTGTCGCAGTTAGCCCGGACAATTACCGGATAAATTGCGCAGGGTCCCCCGCATATCGGGTCAGAATTCGACGACACAGCACCAGAAACCAGAAACCGCGGGCGATGGCCCGTGGCCAGTCAGAAGAGGGCTATAACCATGTTTCTCTCAAATATTCGTCAGTTATTTGTAATAGGCTTTAACTGTCTTATATAAGCGTGTAATATCGCATATAATTAATGTTGATCTTGCGTGAATGTTCCACGTGGAACATCATGGAACTGCGTGTCAAAAGTTACAGGGGCCCTTATGAAAAATCACGAAAATCCTGCGGTAGAGGAAAAAAAGTTAAAGCTTGAACTGCGTTTAGCGCAGCTAGAGAAAAATGAAATATGCCAAAAAAGATTTTTTAAAAATTTGTAAAAACTATGTGGCCCGAGTTCATTGCCGGGAGACATCATAAGATCATTGCGGATAAGCTCGAAAGAGTCGCGAGCGGCGAGCTAAAGAGATTGATTATTAACATGGCACCGCGGCACACGAAGAGTGAGTTTGCGTCCTTCCTGTTTCCTGCGTGGATGATGGGCCGTAATCCGAAGATGAAGATCATTCAGGCGACACACACGACTGAGTTGGCAGTTAACTTTGGACGTAAGACAAAGAACCTTTTGGAGACGGACGAGTACAAAGAAGTTTTCACTGGGGTAAAGTTAGCGTCGGACAGTAAGGCCTCGGGCCGTTGGGATACGAGCGCGGGCGGTATGTATTATGCCGTGGGCGTCGGATCAAACTTAGCGGGCCGTGGTGGTGATTTAATTATTATTGATGATCCTCACTCGGAGCAGACAGCGATGTCGGCGGCAGGCTTTGACGATGCGTGGGACTGGTACACAGGTGGCCCTAGACAGCGTTTACAACCGGGCGGGTCAATAGTTATTGTTCAAACTAGATGGTCTGAGAAGGACATGACGGGGCAACTGCTTCGATCTATGGCAAAAGACCCTTTGGCGGATCAATGGGAGGTTGTGGAACTTCCTGCGATATTTGAGGACGGGACTCCGTGCTGGCCTGAGTATTGGAGTCTTGAAGATTTGACCGCGGTCCGCGCATCAATACCTCCGAGCAAGTGGAACGCTCAGTATCAGCAAAATCCTACGGGTGAAGAAAACGCTATCATTAAGCGTGAGTGGTGGCGTATATGGGAAAAGGAGAAGGTTCCCCAGTTGGAGTTTGTGATTCAGAGTTACGATACGGCTTTTTCTAAGAAACAGACGGCGGATTATTCTGCGATTACGACGTGGGGGGTATTTTATCCCAATGAAGGTGGTAGTGGTCCAAATTTAATTTTGTTGGATAGTGTGAAAGGGCGTTGGGATTTTCCGGAGTTGAAGGAGAAAGCATTAGAGCTTTATAATTTTTGGGAACCTGATACAGTAATAATAGAAGCAAAAGCGAGTGGAACGCCATTGACGCAAGAATTACGTGCGCAGGGTATACCTGTTGTTAATTTTACGCCGAGTCGTGGTAATGACAAGGTAACGAGGGTTCACAGTGTGTCACCTTTGTTTGAAGCTGGCATGGTCTGGGTCCCGGATGAGACTTGGGCTGACGAATTAGTAGAAGAGGTTGCGGCTTTCCCGAACGGAGAGTTTGACGACTTGGTAGATAGTATGACACAAGCCCTTATGCGGTATCGTCAAGGTAATTTTGTGCGTCTTCCAACTGATGACTGGGAAGATGACGAAAACTCTGCTAAAGTGAGTGTGTATTATTAACCCTATGATGGAAGGTCTGCGTATGAACCAAACTGCGGTGAACCTTGGAGCAGGCGGCTTTGTCTCGTATTTCGAGGACGGAGGTGCTGCTGTCATTTTAGACTCGTCCATGGAAAATAATCAAGAGTTTTCTGAGGAACCTGCCTATGTTGAGCAAGGTGTTGGATCGTTTATCGCAGATCAATTTTTTTCTGATCCTCCAGAAGGCACGGAAGGCCTCCCTTTACCTCTTAATGCCTCTACTCAAGACGACATACGAAGTTCTGGTCGCACAAATTCAGAAAATCGAGATGTATATTATCCGGAAGGGCAAACTTTTTTTGAAACGCTTGCGGACGATTATAACTACCCTACTGAAGAATTGTCTGATGGTGTCTACGGTATTGATCCTGTGGATGGTGCAACGCGCCATCAACGTCCGCGTCGCGATATGCCGACTCCTCAAGAACTGGAAGATGTAAGAGCGCACATGCTGGGTTCGGCCATCACGGCCCGCGGCTATGGGCCCGAGACATCTAGGAAAGTCGGCAATGTTAATGAAATGTTCTTTGGTAATCGCGCTCATGCGACCATGGACAAGCGGAACAATGCGGTAGGAATCAATCTTTTTAAGAAAGCTGGCATAGATGCAAGTACGCCGCAACTTACAGAAATGGTAGACAAACGCATCTTTGAACAGTTAAATGTAATTCTAGGTAGGAAACCGGAGGAACAGGGTCCCCCGACTGACAAGCCGCGATGGAGTGAGAATTTCAGGAGTCCCGCAGATGGGCCTGACTTATACTTCCCTCGTGACAACTCAGGTTATTTCTTACCGGATCATTAGGAGCGTTTATGGCTAACGGAAAAACAAATGCGGGTTTGATGGACAGAAACATTCCATCTCAAATGAACATGGATGACATGTCTGCTGAGATTGAACTGGAACTTCCCGACTCACAAAACGACGTTATGGCTATGATTAGGGCCGAAGATGTCGGGGCTATTGAAATCACACCAGAAGATGACGGTGGGGTTATCATTGATTTTGACCCGAGCGATCAACGGGGCGAGAACCAAGAATTTGATGCAAACCTCGCGGAAGAGATTCCGGACCGTGAGCTGGGGCGCATATCCTCTGAGCTGCTGGGCGAGTTTGATGCTAACAAAGCCAGTCGTCAAGATTGGGAAGAAGCGTATTCCAATGGCCTTGAGCTGTTGGGCTTTAACTACGAAGAGCGCACACAGCCTTTCCGTGGAGCCTCCGGTGTAACGCATCCTTTATTAGCAGAAGCTGCCACACAGTTCCAAGCACAAGCCTTTAACGAATTACTGCCTCCTTCGGGCCCTGTCCGCACGGTAGTGATGGGTAAGAGCACTACTAAGAAAGCACAGCAAGCGCAGCGCGTTCAGTCGTTCATGAACTACTACATTACGAATGTTATGGAAGAATACACTCCAGACATGGATCAAATGTTGTTCTTTTTGCCGTTAGCGGGCTCTACTTTTAAGAAAACATATTACGATGAGACGCTTGATAGAGCTGTCTCTAAGTTCGTTCCTGCGGAGAACCTAGTTGTTCCGTATGAGACTGCGGACCTTGCTTCATGTCCTAACATTACACAAGTCGTTCGCATGTCGTTAAACGATTTGCGTAAGCGACAGGTAGCGGGACTGTACTTAGATGTTGAAGTAATTCCCTCACAGAAAGAAATGACGTCACTTTCGGGTGAAATGGACCGTCTTGATGGTATGGACGCCAATCAGATCGATTATGACTGCACTATTTTAGAGTGTCATGTTGATTTGGACCTAGAAGGCTACGAAGATATTGACGAAGAAGGCGAGTTTACAGGCATTAAAATCCCTTATATCGTTACTATTTCCGAGGACAACGGGCAGATTCTGTCTATCCGTCGTAACTATCTTGAAGCGGATATCCTACGGAAGAAGATCAGTTATTTCACACACTACAAGTTTTTACCCGGCTTCGGCTTTTACGGTCTAGGCTTGATACATACTATTGGTGGTTTGTCCCGGACAGCGACTTCTGCGCTTCGACAGTTGATTGATGCAGGTACGCTTTCTAACCTTCCGGCTGGCTTCAAGGCCCGCGGACTACGGATCAGGGATGACGATGAACCTTTACAACCCGGTGAGTTCCGAGATGTGGACGCCCCCGGTGGTGCTATTCGCGACAGCTTAATGCCTTTACCCTTTAAGGGTCCCGACCAAACATTGTTCCAACTACTTGGTTTTGTGGTAGATGCGGCACAACGCTTTGCTACGATCACTGATCTTAAAGTAGGTGATGGTAATCAAGGTGCTGCGGTTGGTACGACCATGGCTATGATGGAGCAGGGCGCACGTGTAATGAGCGCGGTCCATAAACGTTTACATTATGCTATGCGTCAGGAATTTAAGATTCTTGCACGAGTGATGTCTGAAAGTTTGCCCCAAGAGTATCCGTACTCTGTTCCGGGCGGCGATGAAACGATCATGCGTGAGGACTTTGATGACCGTGTTGACGTTGTTCCGGTTAGTAACCCTAATGTATTTAGTCAAGCACAGCGTATTATGCTTGCTCAAACTAAGATGCAGCTCGCGACTCAAGCGCCAGAAATACATAATATTCACGAAGTTTACCGTGATATGTACGAAGCGTTGGGCGTTACCGACATAGATCGCATAATGAAGTCTGTGCCTGCGGAAGAGCCAACACCTATTGATCCCGCACAAGAAAACATTAACTCTTTGGACATGCTTCCGCTTAAAGCCTTTGAAGGTCAAGATCACGAGGCGCATATTAAAGCGCACTTGGTTTTTGGAACAAGTCCTATTGTTGGTGGTATGCCTCCGGTAGCGATGACGCTTCAGAAGCATGTTATGGAACATGTGCAGATTGCAGCGAAGGAACAAGCAGCCGTTGCTTACTTGCAGCAGGTTCAGCAATCCGGTGGTCAACCAGCAGACGAAGAGCAGATGCTTGAAGTCGAGCGTATGACTGCGCAGTTTATTGCAGAAGGCCTCCAAGGCGTGAAAGACCTGTCTGGTGAGATGTCTGGTGCAGGTGCACCTGATCCTCTGGTAGAATTGAAGCAACAAGAAATTCAGGTTAAGGCTGAAGGCGATGCTGCCGACAACGAGATTGACCAAGCCAAGCTTCAGTTAGACGCGCAGAACCAAGAGATGCGGTCTGAGCAATTTGGTGAACGGATTGCGGCTCAAGAACGTCAAACATCGGCTCGAATACAAGCTGCAATGGATAGAGAAATATTGAAACAACAAAATAATCGAGGAGATTCATAATGAAAAATCGAAAAATAAAAGTAAACGGGTCTGCCCCGAGCAACCCACCTAAAGCTGTTGGTTATGCCGACATTAAAGGTCAAGGCCGTGTTCCTTACGGTAAGACTGCGCCCGCCCCTGTGGCAGGTGGCCTTACAGATTTTGCTAACACCCCACGTAAGATGAAGACTCGTGGAACAGGTGCGGCGATCAAAGGCTTGGACTTCATGGGTTACTAAGATGCCGGTGCATAAGGGCAAAGAAAACAAGTCGGTCGTCAGAAATGTGGGGACCGATACAATTAAAACTAAGCGTAAGGTGATAAAGAACCCTAACGGTGGTGCTATTAAGAAGTTTAGTCCTATAGCTAGGCCGCAGCGTTTTGAAGGAGTATTCTAATGGCAGGCTTTGGTGGATTTAACTTTAAACTTCCGGAGGATTTCCAACTCCCCCCCAAAATTTTCCAAGTTCCGGGGGGGATGGTTAATCCTGCTCCTGTCCTTTACCGCCAATGCCTGCTCCGGTTGCACCGATGCCGATGCCAATGCCGGGAATAGGTGGTGAGGGCGGAGGTTTCAAACCTACCCCGGCTCCAATGCCCGCTCCTTACGATGATTCGGGTAATGGTGTACCTGTTCCGCCTCGGGTTGCCCCGATGCCGCAACCAATGCCTGCTCCGGAACCTACGCCTCCTCAAACATTTGATCCCGGCTTTGGCGTTGAACCCGGCGGTGCAAGTCCTGCCTTCCAAGGCATGGGCGGCGGTGGCTTCGGAAATATTGACCTGTCAAATATTGACCTGTCAAACATTCCCGGTTACACACCTGAACCCGGCGGTATTGAAAGCCTAGCGCCTACCACACCTATGACCGCAGAGTTTGTAGCGCCTACTGGTGGAATACCTATGCCCGGCGGCGGCACTTTTGATCCCGGAATGGGTGGAGAAGGTGGCGCGGGCAATTATTTTGATGGCACTTTTGATCCCGGAATGGGTGGAGAAACAGGGCCGGGCAGAAGAGATAACCCTCCCCCAAACTTTACCCCCGGACTAACAAACGGTGGTCCCGGCGGTAGTGGACCCGGATTTACTTTTACCGATCCAAACCCTGCGGAGTCCGGCGGAACGACACCTGACACAAGCAACGGTCTGACACCCGCACAACAAGCAAGTATAGATGCCTTTAACGAGCAATACCCCAACGGATTTGACCCGTTTAGCGGTGGTGGCTTTGATCCCGGTATTGGCGGCGAAGGTGGTGCTGGTAGTGGACCCGGAATGGGTAACGGTCCCGGATATACCACGGGCGGCACTGATGCGTCCGGTAACGGAAATGGACCCGGTGGACCCGGTGGACCCGGTGGACCCGGTGGACCCGGAAACAATACGAACCCTGCAACGGGTAGCGGAAATGATGACGAAGAAGGTTCAGGCAACCCGTATCCGTTTATTCCGCCCGGAACAGATACTAGCGGTATGACGCCAGAGACTTTGGCGGGCCTGAATAGTTTCTACGAGCAGTACCCCAACGGGCTAGGATTTGACCCGTTTAGTCCGGGGTTCGACTTTAACTTTACTCCCGGCGGCACTACCGGAACCACGACTCCCGTAGTACCTGTTGACCCTGTTGATAACCTTGGCGGTAACGAATCCCGATCCGGATACCGGGACCTATGCACCGCGAGTAGCGCA